ATGATAGGGGTCTCCAAAACCTTTGGTGGGAGTTCGATTCTCTCATCCCCTGCTAGTTTTATTAAATGGTGATATGCCGAAAAGCCGCATAAATACTGAATGAAAGGAGCTTTTTGGATATCATCATTTTTCTTATAAAATCAAAAGGTAATCACAGAAGTAATCAAAGAATGTTTGTAAACGCCGTAAGGGCGTTATTTTTTTACTTTAAAATGGCGGATAACTGTCTAATTTATGGCGGTTAATCCGTCTTTTTTTATGCAAAAATATAGTTGAAAGAGAGGTAGTGTGAATGTTTTCGGATGAAATTAGAGAAAAAATCTTAAGCAAAGAAGAATTACAGAAACTTGACTTAGTGACATTATCTCTCGTTATCCACGCAATTGAAGAAGTCTTGGAGGAGGTAAAAGATGATAAACAATCCTTATCAGACAACACCTATGATGAATAATAATTATATGCCTATGCAGAATCCATATGCGGATAGAATGAACTTTTTGCAAAATTATCAGCAGAGCTTACAACAACAGCCTATGCAGATGAATCAACAACCTATGCCACAGCAGATAGCAGGCATTAACGGAAGAATAGTACAGGCAGTTGAAAATATCAACGCTAACGAGGTCCCTATGGATGGCTCAATGGCATTTTTCCCGAAGCAGGATATGTCGGAGATATATGTTAAGGGTTGGAATGCCGACGGAACAATTAAGACAATTGTGTATAAGCCTTATACAGCCCCTAAAGATAATCAGACAGTAAATCCTATGGCTAATACAGAAAACGCTAAATTTACCCTATCAGACGAAAGCACAGAGCTGTTTATGAATAAGTTTGAAGAGTTATCAGAGAAGATAGGGCAGTTAGAAGATAGATTTGATAAATCTTTAGGAACACAAAGAAAATCTTCAAGAACACAAAGCAAAGGCGGTGATGAAGAATGAACCCAATTAACATTTTTCAGATGATGAAAGCTGGTCCGCAACAATTTTTGCAGCAGATAGCGAACAATAATCAGCTTATGAGCAACCCAATGATGAAAAATACGATACAAATGGCGCAGCAAGGCAATATGCAAGGCATTGAACAAATGGCTAGAAATTTATGTAAGGAAAAAGGATTAAATGCAGATGATGTATTTAATCAGATAAAAAGCAGATTTAATAATTAATAGCATATTAGATGTCTTTGCAAATTACCTGGGTGACATCTTTATGAATAAATTAATGGAGGTAACTAATATGTTTAATTCAAATTGTGCCAGTGTGCCACTTGTTGCAAATATTGATGGCAACAGTAATAACAATGGCTGGGGAGATGGCGGATGGCTTTGGTTCATTGTTGTAATCTTTGCAATATTTGGTGGCTGGGGCGGTGGCTTTGGCGGATTTGGCAGTAATGGTGGAGCATTACAGGGATATGCGACACAGGCTGACATTCAGAGAGGCTTCGATAATTCAGCGGTTATCAGCAAGTTAGATGGCATTTCCAACGGACTTTGCGACGGCTTTTATGCTATGAACAACAGTATGCTCACAGGCTTTAATGGCATAAATACAAACATTATGCAGACAGGCTACGGCATCCAGCAGGCTATTAACGCTGATACAGTCGCTAATATGCAGAATACCAATGCTTTACAGTCACAGCTTGCTAACTGTTGCTGTGAGACAAGAGAAGCTATTCAGGGTGTAAACTACAATATGGCAACTAACACCTGTGCTTTGCAGAACACAATGAATAATAATACAAGAGATATTATCGACAGCCAGAACGCAGGAACAAGAGCTATCCTTGATTTCCTGACTAACGACAAGATTGCAACATTACAGGCAGAGAATAATGATTTACGCAGAGCTGCTTCGCAGGATAGACAGAATGCACTTCTGACTACCACAATGGCAGCACAGACAAATCAGATAATCGACGCTGTAAGACCTACACCGGTTCCATCATTCCCAGCAAGCAACCTTTACGGATATGCTTACGGATGTGGATGCAATACAGGTTGTGGTTGCTAAACAACTGAATAATCAAGTATCTTAATCAAATTTGCTCGGTTTAATTCTTGGTTTAACTCGGTTTAATTCAATTTAACTTGATTTAACTCAATTTAATCGAGTTAAGTATCGAGTTTAACTTGAAAGAAAACTCGAAAGATTATGTCTGCTAAGCAGTATTACTTATAATCAAAGGGCAGGCTATAATGTTTGCCCTTATTTTAATTATCTGGAGGTTTCTAAAGTGGAAGAATTAAAAAATAAGTTTATAGAAGCAATTAAAAGCATAGATTTTAATAAGCTTAATATCTATGAGCTAAAAACTGTATCAGAAATTTCTGATACAGTAGATAAGATGGCAAAGAAAGATTATACAGAATTGCTTAAAGAGTCTATGGTTTCAATGGGAGTAAAAACTTCAAAAGAAGAGAAACCTAAAACAATAAGAGAAATGAAATAAGGAGGTTTTTATTATGGCTGAATTTTCAAATGTTGCAACACAGACAGTTGCGGTAAATGGAAATGTATTATTTACAGATGCACCAACATCTGTATGTAACAAAGGATATATTTCGCACAGAACAGGAAGCGGATTAATCAACCTCAAAGGTGCTACTAACACTTGCAAGGCAAAGTACAGAGTAGAATTTAATGGAAATATTGCAGTACCGGCAGGTGCTACAGCAGGTCCTATATCCCTTGCGATTGCGATAGAGGGCGAACCAGATTTATCAACACTTGCAATTTCAACACCGGCGGCGGCAGAAGCATTTAACAATGTTTCTATGGCTACAGATGTATGGCTTCCTTGTGGTTGCTGTCAGGCAATCTCTGTTAAGAATACATCTACACAGGCTATCAGTGTTGCTAATGCAAATATCACGATCAACAGAATAGGTTAAGAAAGTGAGGTAAACAACTATGCATATTGAAAGAATACACAAAATGGTTGAGTGCCTTACCGAAAAGACACTATCTGAACTTGATAAGGGCATTGAAAATGTAAATGTTGAGGAAATGTCAGAAGCTGTGGATATGATTAAGGACTTATGTGAAGCAGAGTATAAGGCTGTTATCGTTAAGTCTATGAAGAAAGCTGATGAAGAGGAAGAAGAATACAACAAGGAGCTACTTAGAGCCTTAAAAGACGAATACGGAGAAGAGGGTGGCAGAAGATACTATGATGAATACAGATACAAGACTACCGGTAGATTTGCTCCTAAAGGCAAGGGCAGTTATGTAGGCAGAAGAGGATACGAAGAACCACCTTATTACCATATGTACCCAGAGCGTGATATGGATAGAGAGTATGGCAGAATGTACTATACAGAGCCTACAGCTACACATACACCCGAAAGTGGCTACGACAGGGCAAAGAGAATGTACACAGAGACTAAAGAAATGCACAAAGCTAATACGCCAGAGGATAAGGAGCATAAGATGAAGTCACTTGACAGCTACACTAAGGAACTCGCAAGCGACATTACAGGTATGGTTGCCGATATGTCAGCAGAAGAGAAAAATTTACTTAGAACAAAGTTAAGCACTCTTGTATCTAAGATTTGATTTTAAAGGCTATGAGTAGCAATATTCATAGCCTGTTTTATTTAAAAAGGGGGCATACAGATGATTTTTACAATCAATGGTACAATTTGGCACATACAATATAAAAATTCAAATTCAAGCGAATTAAGGCGGTCGGACAATACAATCAGCTTAGGTGCAACTGACAGAAACGCGCATACGATATATCTGTCAGACAAACTACAGGGATTTATGCAACGCAAAGTTCTGATACACGAAATCTGCCACGCTGTCTGTATGTCTTATGATATTTATTTGCCGATTGAAACAGAAGAAATATTGTGTGATTTTGTGGCAACATATGGAGATGAAGTATTTGACATTGTTGATATGGTTTTAGGAGCAGTTAGGAGAGTGGGATGATGAGTATTGATGAGCTGTTAAAGATAATTCAAAAGACTAATCCGACTATGACAAAGGAAATATTAATATATGAACTTAGTCAATGCCGGTATTCAAGTAAGGCATTGATTTATACAGAAAGTTGTTGTGTTGACAATAATATTTAAAAATGCTATTATCTAATAGATGTAAACAATTGATAATTAATATATCATTTTACCTTAATAGAACCATAGTGGAAAGTTGCATTGATACATTTTTGTATAGGTGCAACTTATTTTATTTTAGAGGTTTTATTATGAGAGTTGTAAGATTAAAAATGTATCAAGAAATGGCTAGATTCAATAATCCATCAGCGCCAAAAGGTGCGGATTGCTACCCTTTGCCACCATTTAGTACAGTTAATGGGTTTATTCATTCAATGTGTCAATGGAAAAGGTATCATAAATTAGATTATTTTGTTACTGGCAAAGGAATTTATAATACTAAGATGCAAAAAGAATGGCACGGTGGCTATAATTTCAACAAAATTAGCGATGAAATGCTTAATCGTTGGGATATTATAACAGATCATGCAGACGGAAGCCACACCGGCTGGGTTAGTACAGTTAAATATCATCTAATGCTAGTTGATTTATATACAACTATATACATCAAAGCTGATGATAGTGACATAGATGATATATACCGTGCGTTACTAAACCCACCAGTATATCCATCATTAGGTGAGTATGGTGATTTATGTAAGATTGAAGCAGTGGATATTGTAGAACTTAAGGAGCTTGACAAATCCATATCAGCTCCACTTGCTATGCAATCTTATATTCCTGTTAATAAAGGCAATTTTGCGGGAACTATCTATAGAATTAATAACAAATACGAAATCATTAAGGGTCTTAGGCGATTCCAGAAAGTTTCTTGTTATTTAGTGGATAAAGGACAAGAAGTTGTGAGCAATCTTTTTGATGATGATAAGCCAATTATTTTTATAAACTAATTTAAAACCCACGGAATATAGGTAAAATTTTTCTTTACCCCCGTGGGTTGACTTTTTGTATTCACAATTTCAATTTTAAAAAATCTCAAAATTTGGTTCAGATTTCGTTCAAATTATATTTTAAAAATTGAAAAAATTTTCCCACAAAATTATAATGCGCCGTTTCAAATACCCCCGTCATATGCAATTTTGGAATCTAAAAATCGGTTACACAGAATTTCAATTTTTGCTCCTGATTTCGTTCAGATTCGCTCTTAAAAATTGATGAAAAACTTTAATAGATTAAAGCACATTATATAAACTTGACCGGATGCGGTTCGTGCTTGTTTTGACTTTGTGGCTTTGTGATTTGCCCTGTACGGCGGTTTTATTGTGTCGGTGTAGACTTATAAGCCTACAGAACAAAACAGCCTTAAAACGCTTTTAAATGTATTGTATAAAATGGGTATAATATGCCCTTGAAAGTTGTGGAAGCTGTTGCTAGATCTGGAAGATATACCAGAACACACGCCGCCCCAACTGGGTACACTTGTACACCTAAAAGTGCAAAAGCCCTATATATAAGCATAGCATTATTATATTAATTTTTCAAGGTACGCAAAGAAAAGCATATAAATATGCTAATGCATCCGCAGGAATTAAACCCATACAAGCCACCAGATAACGCCAAAAAGGGCGTAGAATGTACGCCCTTAAAATTACCAAAATTCTATATATCCGCCGTTTCTGCGGTAGTGGAACCACACCCCCGAAGCATAACGAACACACAATATATTATTACTTTCTGTCCAGCTTTCGACAGGCTCGCCATAAGTCCAGCACTCAAAGACGGACTTGTGGAAGTTATAACATTCTTTAATTGTCAGCTCCATAATATACCCCCTTATATTCAATATTTCCCCAGTTATCCGGGTAAAAGCAAGCCGGGGAATCGAACCCCGGAAACGCCGACCTTGCTAATTATTTACTTGCTAAAATTTCCCTTGCTAATAAATCCCAGTAAAGACCATCACCGCGTTTATCAAGCCACTTTTCAGCTTCTTCTGTGCTTTCGTCTAACCATTCAGCCATAAGCTGGATAATGTCATAATAACTATAATCAACGCCAACGCCTAAACCTCTAAGCCATTCTATGCAAGCATTACGTTCTCCAAGTCTTGCAACTGCCCATCCGTACTCGTTTACAAACTTATCCTTGATGTCCTTAATTGTGTTAAGCTCTTCACTCTGTGCAACTTCTGTTAAATAATTTCTAACTGCTGCCTTAACTTCCTTACTGTTTGTTCTTCTCATAATCTTGTACCATTTCGCCGATTGTGATACAATCGGCTTACCTTTCTTTTTTTGATTGGTGGCGGTTCGTTTCCTTGGTCGGGGCAACCGCCTTTTTTATTTGCAAGATTATAATATCACTTTAAAAAGAAATATGCAAGCCTTTTTGTAACTTTTTTAAGAAATATTTTTATTGACTTTTAGAACCTACTATATTATTATAAAAAATAAATAAAACAATATAGAAAGGAGCTATCACAATGCTTAAATATCGCTTTAATGTCGGGGATGCTCTGGAGCGTGCCGGATTTAACACATACAAAGCCAAAACAAGCGGATTATTGAGCCAAGACACACTAAAAAAGATAAAGAACGAGGACACAAATATAAATGCTAAGAGTATAAATAATCTTTGCTTGATTTTAGATATGCAGCCGAAAGACCTCTTTATATATGAAGAGACAGAGGAAGAAAGAGAACTAAAAAAGAAATTATAAAATATTTTAAAATATCACTTGCAAAAGTGACAAAGAAATGCTATTATAATTATACAAATTAAGAAAGGTTAGCGGAAACGCTGAAAGGTAGAAAATATGAGATTATTTTTAGCAATCAAAAAAGACGAGCGGAATAAAGAGTATATAAGTGCAGTCATTAATTCCAGAACATTCCCAAGCACATATGCAGCGGATAACAGAGGCGTGCGAATCGTGGAATTACCAGAGATTAAAGAGGGCGAAGATGTTTTGAATTGTCATATATGTTTATAAGAAAGGGTAAAAGGTGGAAAGAATGAAAACAATCGAATTATTAAACAAGGTTGTCAAACTTGGATTTAACAGAGAAAAGGCACTTGCAGACATAGATGCAAGCCTTGACGAAATAATCGGAGCAGAGAACAGAAAATCAATCACAGAAGAGGAAGTCAGCGAAGAGCTGGCAAATGATATTTTGTTTGGTTTTGAATGTGAAAAGGAAAACAATTAAGAAAGGCTAAAAGGTGGACGATATGAAAGCATATTATACAAGCATATATAATGAGGGAATGATTGGTGAAGTATTAAGACATAACACAGCAGAAGAAGCTGAAAAGTATCTTGATAAAGAATGGAACAGGCTCACAGAAAGAGAACAGAAAGGATTTAAACCAAGAACGGCGGACAGCTTCAAGGCGTTTGAGATTGAAGCGACAGAAGAACAGCTTGAACAGATAGAAGCTGGTGACATTGCCCCAGAAGAGCTTGAAATAAGAGTCATTAAAAACATGTTATAATTATAAAGCGGTGTATATCTGTTATACATCGCTTTTTTAATGCCTATTGATTAATTATATTTATTGTGTTATTATATTGCTAATAATTAAATATAAGATTTACGCCCGATAATTATATAATAGTTATCGGGTTATTTTTATGTTATTAGTATATATCAATAATAAGCTGGATAAGCTCCGGCGGAAAGGGGAATGAATGGAGAAAGTACAGGAAACAGCAGAAACGCCCGAAGTATTCCAGAATGACATAGAGCTGTATTTATCGCAGTTCTGCGAAGAACACAACATCGAAGATATGACCAAAGAGCCACAGAGCCGCTGGAACGCTGCCCTAATGTATATAAATAAATACGTTTTTGGTGATAAAAGTATATTAAAATTAAATAAGAATATTAATAAAAATAATACTAATTGTATCATGAATAGTAATTTTTATATGTATGATTTAGATAAATTAGAGTATATATTATATATATATTATTATTTATGTTCTGTATATGATAAAGAATGTAGTATAATGGGATATAGCTTATTAACTGGTATTAATTACGATACATTAATGGACTGGGGAGCAGATGAAAGGAAACTAAGTACAAAAGGCTTCGACATCGTGCAAAAACTGCGCATTTTTCGTGAAGAGAGTTTGTCAAACAAGCTCGCAACCGGTAACAAAAACCCTGTCGGTATCCTTGCAATACTTAACCGACACTTTGCTTGGAATTTACCGGGTGTTAGTAGAGAAAGCACCACAAATACCATTAAAACAGCCGCAGACCTTCCGCAGCTTGGCACATTCGGAGACGCTCAAGGCTCTAATGTTCGTCAAATTGCACAACAAGAAATCATTGTACATGATGTACAAGAAATCCCGAAAAGTCAGTAAACAAGCGGATTACAGCCATTTGGCTTACAATAACATGACTTCGCTAAAGTTGAGTTTAGCGAAGTGATAAAACAGAACATTTGAGCGACAAAAACACGACAAAGCCAGCAAACAAGCGGATTGACGGCGGTTGTATGATAATTATTCATTGCGCAATGGCTCCGCTCTGGCTGATTTCATTGTGCAAGATGTATAACGCATGGCGTGGGGGTTATATATTCAGACGCTGACCGCCTAACTAAGTCACTCAAATATTTTCAAAAATAAAAAGGCTTATTATATATATTTATATATACATAACCAACCAATAATAATTTATTAAACTATATACAATAACCATTATATTTATTAATATATAGCTTTGATAATAACTCACATAATATAATCAATAAATCTACTGTACAAATCCTATAGATAGGTGTATAATAAACACAGTTAATTTAATTCTAATGATTTTACAAACACACATCAGATACCGATTACTCAATCGGGCTATTTCCAAAAATTTTTAAAATATAAAAAAGGGGTTAGAAATGCAGGGCAATGAATATCAGGCTTTAGCCATGCGCGCTAACGATAAAAAGTCTACAGATAGGCTTGAGAAAAAGATTGATGATTTAAAGATAGGCAATCGTGGTGAAGATACACCAAGAATTGAGCTAGGTGGTGTTATCAATGCTGCATTAGGTTTATCTGGTGAAGTTGGAGAGCTTAACGATATGCTTAAGAAATGGGTTTTTCACGAAAAGCAGTTAGATATTGAACATTTAAAGCGTGAAATCAGCGATGTATGTTGGTATTTGGCTTTAATGTGCGATTCATTTGAGTTTAATCTTGATGAAATTATGCAGATTAATATTGACAAACTGAAAGTCAGATATCCACAAGGCTTTGATACCTACAAAGCTAATCATAGACAGGCAGGTGATGTTTAATGGGAAATGCTGAAAATAATGGATTTTGCGTTAATTGTATAAACAAATCATTACTATTTAGCGTAGAACCGTGTAAAAGCTGCATTAATAACGGCGGTAAGGGATATAACTTTACTCCACTCAAAGATGTTGCACCTAGCGTCAATGAAAAGCCAGTAAATGACAATGTTAATCATCCGAGCCATTACGCAACCGGTAAATATGAGTGCATAGATGTTATGCTTGAGATATTCGGTATCGAAGCTGTAAAAACATTCTGTTTGCTCAATGCTTTTAAGTACAATTACCGAAGTGGTAGAAAGAATGGCTTAGAGGATATTAAAAAAGCTAAGTGGTACATTGACAAATACATAGAATTGTCAGAATAGTCGTGTCAGTCAATGAAAGTATAATGGTTGCAAAGGATAGTACACTGCGACTTGTGGCAAATGCATACTGGGAATAGCCACTATTGCCCTTTAGTATAATGGCTAATACACAGGGTTTTGATTCCTGTTATATGGGTTCGATTCCCATAAGGGTAGTTTATTTTTCTTTTTATTTGTTTGGCTGTTCATTATTGTGTTTTTGCATTTTACACAGAACAGTCCTCCTTTCATGTACCTCTTTGGATTTTGTTCAGTTAAAAGCGGTGCAAGACCGCTTGAGAGGGTTCGGCATGTATATACATAGCCATGTGAAAATCAACTTATCAAGAAGCACTTCTTATCAAAACACCCCTAATATTTTATTGTTTCTGTTCTTGCTTCTTGATAGCCGTTACAGGCGGTATTTGCAGATATGGTGTAATGGTATCACAAGAGATTGCTAATCTCTCTAACGAACAAAATCGTTATGCAGGTCCGATTCCTGCTATCTGCGCTAAAATCCTTTTTCAAGTCTGCGTGCGTAAGCTGGTAGCAGACTAATACTAGTTAGAATAGGGTTTTGGTTCTGACAACATAGTGTGAGATAGGTTCAATTCCTATTACAGTCGGTGTACCCTTGGAGATGTGGTTCTTCGAGGTGTGAGGTTCGATTCCTTAACTGGGTGGTGAGTATGGTGCAAGTCCATATGTCAGATTAACAGCAAACTAGGTTAGCTACCGAAAAGCACTTCCGCTGTGCCTGTTTGTTGTTTTTATTAATCAAGCGGAGTATGTATCACAGGCATACATAAATAATATCAAGCGGAGGTATTCAATTATGGCAACAATTAGAGTACATAAAACAAAAAATTACACAGTTATGAGTAACACTCATTTAAGAGATAAGAATTTAAGCTTGAAAGCAAAAGGGCTATTGTCTGTAATGCTTTCATTGCCCGATAATTGGGATTATTCAATAGCTGGGTTAGTTGCAATAAGCAAAGAGAATGAAACAGCCGTTAAATCGGCTTTAAATGAATTAAAAGATAATAATTATGTTGTGGTCACTAAAGAGAACCCAACAAAAAGCAATGGTGGAAGAATAAAGTACACTTACGAGGTTTATGAAGAACCACATAAACAGAAAGTAGAAAAACAAGATATAGAAAATCTAGGGGTTGAATGCCAACAGGTAGAAAACCACGGACAATTAAATACTAATGAATTAAGTACTGATGAATTAAATATTAATATACAAAATACTAATGAATTAAATACTAAAAGTAATTCTCTTAACAGAGAACAATGTAATTCTTTTTTACCCAAAGATAAAAAAGTGAAAGAGTTTAAGCCGATAAGCGAATACTCTCAAAGTGATTGGGAAGTTGCCGAGGAAAGAATGATAAGTAGAGCTGGCAAGATAGCTTATGATTGGACTAATGATAAAACGCTCAAAGAAAATGTAGAAGCATTCTTTAAATACTTTTTAGATAAACACGGAGAATGTACTGGAGAATATCACTACCCATTAACAGATAAGGTTTTATCAAGAGTGGTAGATAATTTAACAAAAGAAACCGACATAGAGCGTGACGGATATACAGACACCTATTATGCGGCTATAAGTGATATGGACGATAATACAGACTACAAGATGTTAGTTGATGAATATTTCAATACAAAGTTTTCGGCAAAATGCGATTACAGCTTAGTTCATTTTTCTTCTGAAAAGGTTTTGATTAACATTATGAACCACACTTGTAAGAGCAGTTGGTGCGAAAGTAAGGAATTGTAGGAGGTATTCATTATGAGTTCATATAAAGATTTACAGACCAAGATTTTTGAAAGGGATAATTATACTTGCAGATATTGCGGAAAGAACAGCAGAGAACGCCGGGCGTTGGTAATGGCACATATAAGAACAGCTTCAATGTGCGGTGACGATAGAGAAAGTAATTTAATTACATTGTGCAGACATTGTTACAATCACATTTCTAACAATGAGATTAGGGTAAAATTTGAAACAAAAGAAAATGCTGATTATTTTTGGGGATTATACCACGAAAAAGTCAAAGGATATTGTTATTATACAAACTACATCAAAAAGGTATTTACTGAAAATGGTGTGCTTATGACAAGACCGCAGATTGATAAATATGTCAGTATATTTGTTAAAAATGATGATGATTTTAACGCTTTCAAAGCAGAACTTCAAAATACAGGTTATAAGAATATGCCATCTAAAATGCGTAGTGATGTAAGAAAATATAATCATCAAGTTGAAAATCAAAGTAAGGAGTGATTATTATGGCTATGGGAGTACACCCACTAAACAAAGATAAATTCTATGAAGCAATTAATTTGTACATATCGGGGCAGGCTTCACAAGTAAAGGCGGCAAAAGTAGCAGGTTGTAGCGTACCGACATTTAAGAAATACGCTAACAAGATTTATGGCGGCGAGGAATTACCAGATAATTTATGGGGGAAGAATGATGATTAAGAAAATTATTAACTGTTGGATAAGACACAAGACAAAAAACTTAACAAGAATACCATTGTTTATAATGACATTTAACTATCGTAAATATAAAGCAGACGGGGAGAAGGACAGTTGCATGTTTTACACACACCCGGATATTGCCAAAGATGAATTTGTGAAGGACAAATTACAGGAAGTTGTTGACTATATCAGAGATAACTATGATTTGGATATTTTTACGAGGATTTGAGGTGCGCGTATGTGCGAATTTTGCGAAGATATAGCAATGAACAATGATGAATATATGAAAAAAAGATACGCCGGCGGAGATTTTATTTGCAAAGACGAAAATGGATTTGGCTTGTTGATCGACACAGGAGATAGTGGTTGTCTTGGATATATAAAAGTTAATTTTTGCCCTATCTGCGGTAGAAAGTTGGTGGAAGGATGAAATTTTATTTAAAACTGATATTAAAAATATTGATTGCGATAGTATGCATCGCAATATCGATTTGGCTTTTTGAAATTATTTATAATTCAGATATGCCTACATGGTTAAAATGGTTATTATTGAGGTAATAAAGAATGAAACATCAAAAAGAATGGCACACTTGCGATAGGTGCGGTGCGGAAATAGAAAAGCCTAAAATATGGTATGACCGAATATTCCCTTATCTAAGAACCGTAAATTTAAAAAAGGCTATGTCTTTCAAGGAAATATTTACGGAAATTAAACAAGGGAGAATAGAGCCGGTCATAAGTACAAATGGCATAGAAAACATTGTATTAGAAGAATACTATTGTACAAAGACAAAGCAAATTGACTTATGCCCTAAGTGCAGGAAAGATTTTGAGAGGTTTATGAAGAATGAGTAACATTGACAATCCTTTATCGGAGCATCAATCGCCGCCCGAAGAAGCGTTGATAAATTTCGGTGTAGATGTTTCAAAAGAAGTGGTAGAAAAATATGCTTTGGAAAAGTTTGGCAGATTGCCACAAAGCCACATTGAAATGACTTTTGCTAGGGATTCTAAAATAGTTGAAGAAACAAGGAGATTTATGAGAAATGAAAATATCAGAAATGAATAACTGCATTGAGAAAATGCGGGAGTGTTACAAGTTTGATGATAATAAAACAAAAATAAGACTTGGAGATATGATAAACGGAAGTAACAGATATGTAACTGTCAGTGTAAGGGATGAAAACGGAACACAGATTGAAATGTCAAGATATGCGGATGAACTGTACAAGGAGTAAGATTATGAAAATAATTAAAAAAGGCGATTTGAACATAGCCAAAAAACCGCGAAGGTTTGAATGCAAGAATTGTGGAACGATTTTTGAAGCGATTGAAGAAGAATATATATACTGTGGCGACCAACGAGAGGGCGATAACTGGAAGTGTGAATGTCCTTTGTGCCACGGAGCGGTATATTACAACTAAAACGATATTACCGGCTACAGATTGATTGTAGTCGCTACCCTAAAACAATTATAGGCAGAGGTCTATAAGCACCTTTGCTGAAAAGTGGAGGTGCTTTTCTTATGGCTAGTCAGAGCCTTATTTCTACAGTTAATGGATATGAAAATTACATAAAGAAAAATGGAATTGATGAACAGGTAATCAATGCCTATGTAGACGCTTGCAGTGTAGCCATAAACGGCGAGAAAGATATTGAGTATGGACTACAACTTACAGAAAGGACAAAAGAGCTTATAGAGCGTTTCTGCAAGGATAAGACAGGTGGAACGATATGGGATTTAGAGAAGTATGCGTTTGCAAATAAAACGGAATATGAGCTGATTAATTGGTTTTACGATATTTTACTGATTGAAGCGCAAAACAAGGTTGTTGACAGTTTTTTTAGATACATAGAAAAGAAACGTGAACCTAAAGAAAGATTCTATATGCCAAGAAGAAAACAGTTTATCAAAATAGGCTTAATAGAAGCATTACAAGGCATGATTGATGATAAATATGATATTTTATGTATTTCTCTCCCACCCGGAACAGGAAAAACCACAATCGAAAAGTTTTTCCATTCTGCGGTTATAGGTTGGTACTCAAACGGATATAACCTCTTTTATTCACACAGCGGAGACATTACACGAATGTATTATGATGGAGTATACGATATTGTCACAAACGCTGACGAGTATACATGGGGAGAAGTGTTCCCTGGACTTGAAGTAACAAGTACAAATGCAAAACTTGAACAGTTTAACGTAGGAAAATATAAGCCGTTTCAATCTGTACAATGTACATCTGTCGGCAGTAAAAATGCCGGTAAAGTCAGAGCCAATAAATTTCTGCTAGTTGATGATATGATAGGCGGCATTGAAGAAGCACTAAACCCAACCTATCTTGATAAATTGTGGGATAAATATGCAGTAGATGCACGACAAAGAAAGATACCGGACGAGGATGGAAACCCATGTAAAGAAATACATATTGCTACAAGGTGGAGCGTTAGAGACGTAATAGGACGTATTATACAAGCTTATGAGGGAAACAAACGAGTTAAAGTAATATCCGTGCCTGATGTAGACCCAGTAACAGGAGAAAGTAATTTTGACTTTGAATTTGGTGGCTATACAGTAAAGGATTTTGAAGATATTCAGCTACTTATGGATGAAATCTCATATCGCTGCCTGTATAAACAAGACCCTATAGAACGTGAGGGCTTATTATTCCCAGGCGATAAAATCCGAAGATACCTCAATTTGCCACACGGAGAGCCAGAAATTATCACAGCTCAATGCGACACAAAAGGAAAAGGTACAGATTATTTTGTACTGCCTGTATTGCAAAAATACGGAGAAGATTATTACTGCGTTGATTGTGTGTGCGACAACACAGCAGATTATGAAGAACAATACAGAAATGCTGCAGGTGTACTTGTAAATAACAAAGTGCAAGAGTGCGAATTTGAGCGTAATGCCGGTGGCGACAGGGTTGCAATGGAGGTTAATAAGCGTGTAGAGAGTGTAGGTTGGATATGTAATATTACAGACACGCCGACTGAAACAAACAAAGAAGCAAGAATTTTTCAATGTTCTAACTGGATTTTGCAACACATTATTTTTAAAGATTCATCACTTTACAAACCTAATGAGCCATACGGAATAATGATGTCGTTGCTAAAACAGTATTCAGTATCAGGGAAGAAACAGCTTGATGATGTTCCAGATGTATTTTCAAATTTTGCATTGAGGATGACAAAAGGAAATCGGGTTAAAAAAACAGTCATTATGTCAAGTCCAATATAGGAGGTTAATCTATTATGACAACTAAGGATTATCTTAATCAAATCAGCAGACTTAATCGTATGATAAATAATAAACTGACAGAGATAGCACAACTTAGAGAGCTTTCTTGCAGCATATCGGCAGTAAAGAATGAAGAAAGAGTGTTATCATCATCAGACCCAGATAAAATAGGTACTACATACGCCAAAATTGATGAAATGGAACGTAACCTTGATAAAATGATAGATGAATACGCTGATAAGAAAAATACAATCATAGGGCAAATAGACAGTGTAGAAGATGAAAATTACTACAACGTACTTTTTTCAAGATACATTGAAAAAAAGACATTTGAAGTAATTGCTACAGAAATGAATTTTTCATACAGGAATGTAACAAGACTTCATGGAAGAGCATTAAAAGTATTTGAAGAAAAATATGGCAATAGTTATTTAAAGTTGTCCTAGAATGTCCTATTGCACTAATGATATACTGTATTTGTAAGAAATTACAGAGCTGTTTTTCATAAACAAAACATTCCTTATCAAGAAGCACCGTTACTTAATTGTGGCGGTGCTTTTGTTATGCAAAGAGGTAATATATGGAATTTTATATGAATAAAGACAAGTCAATTATGTGTCCGAATTGCCATAAGTTTTTAACTAAGGCAGATAAGAAAGACCCACGCACACACAAACTAGCTTGCAAACATTGCGGCAAATGGATTTGGTATGTACCGAATGATGACGATAATTTTCAGATTAAAGAAATTCCACAGAGCAGAAGTTCAAGTGGTATGACATTTTATTAGAGGTGTAAGAAATGCAGACAGGAAGAATTGCTATTTATACAGATGCAAAAGAAATAACATCTGACAATATAATACCGATTTTGCGTGAAGCAATTTTGGAACATGATATTAATTCCAACAGAATACAATTTCTTCTTGATTATGATGCAGGAATACAGCCAATAGTTAGGAAGAATCCAAAGACTTACAGACCAGACATTGACTGTGAGTGCTGTGATAATGTGGCTAACGAGGTCACAGAGTTTAATTTAGGCTTTAAATGGGGGAATCCTATAACACTTGTTCAAAATGGCGACAATGAGGATTCTAACCTTACAGAAGCTATAGCGGAATTAAATAGTTGCTATGAATCGCAGAATGCAAGGCAGAAGCAACAGGAACTTGCAAGATATGTTGAAATTGGCGGCGTTGGATATGTCTTTATTGATGCTAACACAGAGTATGAAGATGGGGAAAGTTATTTTACATATGACATATTAGACCCAAGAACAACATTTGTTATAAGGTCAACAGCTTACAATGACAAGAGAGTTATTCTTGCAGGTACTTATATCAAGGATAAGCATAGTGGAACAAGATATTATACTTGTTTTACAAAAGATATTCGCTATGAAGTTACGGATGGAATAAAAATTACTAACGGACCAGAAAAAGGAAAAACAAAATGGGGATTTTTAGAGAGAAGTGGAGAAGAGAATCCATTACATAAAATTCCTATTATTGAATATACAAGGTCATTTGATAGAATGGGCTGTTTTGAACGGCAAATATCTGAAATGGATAACTTAAACCTACTTATTTCAGATTTTACAAATGATGTTGAACAGAATACGCAGGCGGTATGGCATACGAACGATGTTGATTTCCCAGTTGAACAGGAAACAACAGTTGATAAAGATGGAACACCGCACATCACTAAAAAAGTAAGGAAACCAAAATCCGGAGAATGGATGCAGACCTATACATCAGCAGATGGCAAAACTCCAATAGTTGAGCCACTTGCAATCAATTATGATTACACAGGTATGCTTAACAATATCCAATCAAGGCGACAGATAATCTTGCAGAAATGTAATGTGCCACAACGAAATGATAATAGCGGTGGCAGTACAGGAGTTGCAATGTCAGATGCAACAGGTTGGTCACAGGCTGAAACAGCGGCGGCAAAACAGCAATTAATTACTGATGGCTGCAAAATGGAAGAGATAAAAGTTGTTCTTGCAGCTATCAAACTGTCAAACAATGTTGCCAGCAGTAACCCATTACTTAAATTAAGGTCAAGAGATGTAAAACCTAACATTAAGCGACAAAAAACTTATGAAATGTCAACCAAGGTTAATGCCATGGCAACATTGATAAGCCACGGATTTAGCCTTAAAGATACAGTTGATGCAATTCCATTCTTTGATGACCCTAACGATGTTGTAGCAAGAAGTGGAGAAATGGTTAAGGCATATCAAGACAGTATAATCAACAAAGATACACAGAATCAAGCAGAGGGCGGAGATGGAGAAAAACCACCTAATAAAGACCGCACAATGCAAGACTTATCAGACCAGACAGAAAATAGTCCGGTTATAGATAAGAGCAGAACAGATAAATAAATTGATATTGAGCCACAGGGTAGAAATGCCTTGTGGCTTTTTATATGCCCTAGAGAAAGGGCAATACAAATATCGCAAGAAGTTGAGAGAACAACAAAAAACGCAGAAAGCAGAGGTAAAGAAATTATGGCAGATGTAACTAACACAACAACAGAACCAACAACTAACAATGAACCACAGAACGAAGAACAGACACCTAGCGTAGAAGAGCTTATGGCGCAGCTTGCTAGTGAAAGAGCTGAAAAAGAAAAGTATAAGAACGCTTCAGATAAAGCCAGTTCAGAAGCAGCTAAGTACAAGAAAGAACTTCGCTCAAAGCAGACAGCAGAAGAACAGGAAGCGGAAGCAAAGGCGGAAGCTGAAAAGTTGCAGGCTGAAAAGTTTGAGAACATGAGTAAAGAGCTTAATCATATGAAAGCTGTCAATGCTTATCAGAAAGTTATAGGTGATGGAAAGGATATTGATTCTTTGATTGAGGCGGTTGCAGATGCAGACCATAGCCTTATAGCAACTGTAATTGCTAATGAAGTGCAAAGACAGGTTAAAGAAGCTAAGGCAGAATGGCTTAAATCAAGACCGGCTATTAATGCAGGCGGTGGAGAAGAAAGCACAGTAACACAGGAACAGTTTAACAAGATGAATTACCACGAAAGAGTGGAGTTCAAAAATAAGAATCCAGAACTTTATAAGAAGTTCACAGAGTAGAAAACGGAGGTAAATAAACTATGCCACAGACTAAGTTAGCAAATTTAGTAGACCCACAGGTAATGGCTGATATGGTATCAGCTAAGTTGCCAAAGAAGATTAAGTTCTCACCTATTGCAAGAGTTGACACAACACTTGTAGGCAGACCAGGTAGCACAATTGTTGTGCCAAAGTATGCTTATATTGGTGACGCAGAAGATGTAGCAGAAGGTGTTGCTATGGGTACAACAGTACTTACAACATCTACAACAGAAGCAAAGGTTAAGAAAGCAGGTAAGGCTGTAGAGCTTACAGATGAATCAGTATTATCTGGTTATGGTGACCCACTTGGTACAGCTATCAATCAGATTGCTATGTCAATCGCTGCAAAGGTTGATAATGACAGCTATGACGCACTTTGCACAGCACCTATTGATTACGATGGAACAGCAGCACCTATCAGCTATTCAGCAGTTGTAGCAGCTAATAGCAAATTTGATGATGAATCAGATTCATCACTTACAAAGATATTATTCATTAATCCGGCGCAGGAAGCCACATTGCTTAATGATGATGATTTCAAGAGCAATGACAAGTACCCACTTAATGTAATTATGAATGGCACTATCGGTTCTATTGCAGGAGCACAGGTTGTTAAGTCTAAGAAAGTTAAGCTGATTAAGTATGAGCTTGATGATGCAACAGGAACAATCAATGTTGTAGCTGACGCGACAAGCGAGGATTCAACTAATGTTCATCTTGACACAGCACTTGCACATACGCTTAAGCCAAAGGACAAAGAAATTAAGGTAGGTAGCAAGTTAAAGGCTGTTACAACAGAGTTCTACGCTTGCCCTATTGTTATCGTGTCAGCAGATGACCCTAACGAAGACGCAGGTGCAGATGGCGTGTCAGAGGAAGAGAACGCACTTACAATCTATATGAAGAGAAGCGTTGAGATTGAATCTGACAGAGACATTCTTGCAAAGACAACTGTTATATCTGGTGATGAGCATTACACAGCTGTTCTTAGCAATGATTCTAAAGTAGTTCTTGCCAAGTTCAAGGCGTAAAGGAGTGATTGTATGTTATTAAGACGACACAAAATCAACGCCGCAAAGCAGAGCGAAGAAGTAACAGCAGATAATGCAAGACAGGAAGCTGTTTATGGAGATGAGCTTAAATATGAGGAAGAGCAGGACAAGTTCCCTATTCAACCTACAAGCGATTACACAAAGACAGCTATTAAGCGTATGCCAACAGCGGACTTACAGACACTTGCCTTAGAACAAGGTATTGAGAATGCAATGGAGCTTACAGGAGCAGAACTTAAAGAACTGTTAATTGAGAAATTAGGATTATAGGAGATAGTTATGGAATACGCCACATTAGAACAAGTCAAAATCAGACTTAAACAATTTCATATTGATACAGTTGCAAATGATGATGAAACAACATCTGATGTGGTAGTGTTCGATAACAAAGAAGATAATCCGATAATCGAACAGCTCATTAAGCAGGCTACAGAAGATGTAAAGGCAAGAAGAAATTACCCCGACAGCTACACAGATGAAATGATAGCCGAAGATTTGAAGAAATTTGAAAGTGTTATCGTTAATCTTGCGGTCTACGACCATTCACAAGCTGGTGAGAACTACATGGCGAGTATGAATGAGGGCGGTGTAAACAGAACTTGGAGAGACAGAGACAGCTTATTTGTTGGGGTATTTCCATTTGCTAAAGTGTTATAGAAGATTGTGCGTTAGCATTTTGCTGATGTCAGCAATATGTTAGCAGGCGGCACACATTAAGGGTGGTGGGCGGTGTGCCATTATTAATTATGAAAGGCGGTATATCAATGCCAATAGCAGTAATTATAAGCATTATTTCAGTTGCTTTTTCCGTCTTTTTCGGACTGTTTACGTTGGGATTTAATCTTAAGAACAACAAAAAGTCTGACAATGCAGAACTTACAGAGCGTGTAAAGGAAAATACACGCATAAATATGAAACTTGACACAATATCAAGCAATACAACAGAGATAAAGAATGAAGTTACAGAAATGAGAAAAGAACTTAATTCTCACGATAACAGGATTATTAAGGTTGAGGAAAGTGTAAAGTCGGCACACCACCGAATAGACGGATTGGAAGCACGACTTAATGAAGATAAGGAGGTATAGCAGAATGGATATTATGCAGACATTGATTGCAAATATGACAATCATATTAGCAATTGTCGGGGTATTAGCCTTTATGGTATCTGTAATTACACAGGTAATAAAGGGCATTGGAGTATTCAATAAGGTACCTACAGATATTGTGGTATTTGTCTTATCAATTGGTATTACTGTAGCGGCATTTGTTGCTTATATGCAGTATATTCAGATGACAATACTGTGGTATATGATTCTTGCGGCAATTATGGCAGGTTTTGTTGTAGCGTTCATTTCGATGTATGGATGGGAAAAGCTGTCTGAATTGTGGAAGCGATTTGGTAAGGATGTGAAGTGATATGCTTGACATCAATAAGCAGGCTATGAAGTATTCACTTCAAGGGCAGACGGTAACTATTTACGAAAGAGACGATGAGGGCAATATTCTTTATGAGGGATATACCGACACAGAGGGCAACTTTATTCCCTATCTTGATGATGAGGGAAATAAGATACCCAAAGTCCTTGAAGAAAAAACAGGTTTTTCAGAGCCGGTTGATTTCAAAGCTAACATATCGTTCAGCGGCGGAGAAGCACAGAGTAAAGAATATGGCTTTGATACCGCTGATTTTGACGCTATTTTACTGACAGATAGGAATATGTTGCCTGTTCAAAAAGGCGACCTTATCTGGCTTGATAGCAAGCCTACATACACAGATGATAGCCTTGTTGATGAAACATCAGCGGACTTCACGATTGTAGGCATTAAGCCAGCATTGTATTCAGTTAAGTATATGCTTAAAGCAGTTGTAAAGTAGGTGGTAAATACGAAGCATCAGAGAAATGAACAGCTAGTTGGTTTTATCTTTAAAGGAAAGACAATTCCATCTACGCAAGAGCCGATAAATGAAAGCATAAGACAAGCTATTTTGCAAGCAGTTAAGGAGCGTGTTTATGGCAAGACATACAATTAATATATCCTTGTCTGAAAAGTCCGTAAATGAAGCTATCAGACAGCTACAACAGTATAAGCAGAGTTTGCAATATAAATGTGAATTGCTTGTTGAACGATTAGCAGAATTAGGTGACAAAGCGGCAATTATGAGTATCAACGAAAGTCCGCTAGGCAGAACAGTAACATTGAGAGTTGATAAAAAGCCTATTCAAGATGGCTGCCAAGCTATTTTAATTGCTACCGGTAAAACTATTGAGGTGGAAGATAGAGAACCATTTTACACGCTTTTAGCAATTGAATTTGGTGCAGGTATTTACTACAACAGCGGTAATGAGAACCCTAAGGCTAATGATTTTAGCTTGGGCGTAGGAACATACCCAGGGCAGATACACGCATTTGAAGATGGGTGGTATTACCTTGGAAAGGATAATCAATGGCACTACACACACGGCGTTAAAGCTACAATGCCTATGTATAACGCCACAATGAAAATTATTAATCAGTATAAGCAGATAGCAAGAGAGGTGTTTAGTTGTTAATGGCAAATGCAAACGATTGGGCGATAGACCTTGAAAACACAGTTACAGCACTTGTCAAGGCTAAAACCCTAACGCAATTAAAGAAAGCGTACCCCAAGATAGTTATAACAAACGAGGGGGAAAACAGCGGTCAGGCAGTATTCCCAACAGTATACATACATCTGTTACCAGCGGTAGAGCAAGGACAAACACTTGACGGACAGACAATTAACGCATTGTTAGCGACATTCCAAGTAGATGTTACTACTAACACAAGCAAAGCTGATTGCCGTAAGGTTATGGCAATAATTACAGATACGTTTAAGACAATGAGATTTCAAGGCAACGCAATGCCAGAGTTCTCAATCAGCAATAAAGTACATAAGAGTACCGCTAGATTCAGACGAATGATAGCGGCAAATGACAGATTAATGTAACAAAGAGCAGAAATGCTCTTATTTTTTTGCAAATTTTTAGGAGGTAGACAAGGCAATGGCAAGTACAAGTTATAAAGCTAGGGTTATCTACAAGGAGCATAGCGAAGATGGTTTTGCAGGCTCATACAAGTTAATGGTTGCGGCTAAGTCGATTTCAGCACCAGTATTAGCACCTAACACAGTTGAAAGTACAACATTTGAAGATGATTCACAGACATTCTTAATGGGTATCAAAACATCTGACGCTAAGACTTACACAGGAAACCTTGAAAAGGCTTATTTGCAGGGCTTAATCAAAGCAGAGGGTAAGCAGTTAGATATTATTCAGTTATATGGTTCTGACGGATTAGGTGCGGTTGCTAAGTACGCATTTGTGGGGCAGGTAACAGCAACACCTAATGATGTTTCTGGTACTGATTCGGTACTTGAAATGACAGTAACAGCAGTTCCTAATACTTCACCTATCGAATGCACAGACAAGCTTCAAGTTGTCGAGGGTGCTGGTGGCACGTTCACAGTAACAAAGGTGGGGGAATAATAAGCCAATCGACTAAATCAAAGGCTGTGTCGATTGGTGACACAAACGCCAAAACAGCCGACTATACATCATATCTTGATGATGTAACAGAATGACAATTGATTGAAAGGGCGGTCTACGGACTGCTCCTTTCCTATGTTAAAGCATAGGGGGAAAGGGAAAATATGATGAATATTAATGTAAACGGAAAAGAATACAAAGTTGAGTTCTCATTCGGTGCGGCAGAATGCAAGGAGATAGTACAGAAGATGTTTAGTGTCGTAAATGGCTCTTACTTACTTGCACAGACAGATAAAAGCGTTGCACAGGCTTCCTTTGATGGATTAGCAAATATGACAGCAGATGTGCCGGAGATTTGTATATTAGCCATTTATGCAGGTTGTATTGATAATAACCCTGTAACAATGGATGAAGCAAAGGAACTCACTAGAGCATATATTACAGAGAAGAGAAAGACAGATAAGAGTTACGGATATAGAACATTGTTTGAAGAAATAAAGAAAGCGATGGAAGATGATGGTTTTTTCGAGCTGAGCGGAATAACAGCGATGTTAGAGGAAATGGCGAACAATGTGGAAGAAGCGACACAGGAACAGAAGAAGCCGACAGTAGTTCCACAAGGCCACAAGAAAAAGCAGACTTCCACAAAATAATCTGGGAAGAATACTTTGTTTTAGCCAGTTCACTAGGCGTTAGTTATTCGGACTTTTTAAAAATGACACCTACAAAATTATTACTATATGCAAAAGGCAAAAAAATTGATAGACAAAATCGAGACGCAGAAATGTATAACTGGTTTTTAGTTTATGCAATTCCAGCTATTTCTTGCGGAATAGGTGCAGCATTTAATAAAGATGTACACATTGAATATCCTAAACAAGCTATTTTATCAGAAAAAACAGAAGAAAGTGAAGAAGATACATATGATAAGGAGTTACAGTTGATGTTACTCAATGAGCAAAAATGGGCGGCACAGACTGAAAAGAAAGGACTACCGCCAACAATCCTATAAAAGGGGGCTAAGGCGTGGAATTAGATTCATTAGAAGTCAAAATTACCGGTACTGCCACTAAAGCTATTAATTCTGTTGATAAACTGATAAATCAGCTTACAAGGCTATCTACATCACTTGCGACTGTGAATGGCTCATCATTAAGCAACCTTGCAAATGGTGTTAGTCGGTTAGGTTCTGCTATGCAGAATATGAACGCAGGAACAGCAGATTTTACAAGACTTGCCAAGAATATTACAAAGATAGGTTCTGTTGATTCAGCCGCACTTGCTAACACAGCTACATCACTTCAAGCTGTCACAAAGGCAGTTGCGAGTATATCAGCTATTCCGCAAAATGCAACACAGGTCACAGAATTTGCAAAGTCACTTGGCAAATTAGGCAGTAAAAGTATAGAAAACGCCGTTGTAAACATTCCAAAGCTAGGCAATGCTTTAAATGGCTTAATGACAACGCTATCAAGAGCACCAACAGTAAGCCAGAATGTTATTCAAATGACTAACGCATTGGCTAATCTTGCTAGTCAAGGTAGCAAGGTGGGTACTTCTTCAAACTCACTTCAAAAATCGCTGTATGGCGTTTCTACAAGTGCTAGAACAGCAACTAGAAGTAGTTGGAGCTTAGCAAGTGCAATAGGTAAATTCTATGCTACATATTTTATGGTTATCAGAGGTTCTAAGAAACTTATAGAAGCTATAAAATCAACAACAGATTACATTGAAGCGTTTAACTATCAAGCGGTAGCATTTGGCAAAATCGGTTCAGAATGGGATAAGGATTACGAAAAGTACGGATATGATAACGCAACAGCATACGCAGAAAGTTTTCAAAGTAGAGTAAATGATACTCTTGGAAAGTTATCTGGATTGAAAGTTAATGTTCAAGGTGGTTTGCTTGAAGAAAGTGGAGCAAAGAACTTAGGACTTAACATACAAGAGATAACACAATACGCTTCACAGTTAGCTTCTGTCACTAACTCATTAGGACAGACTGGTGAAGCGACAACAGCTATAACAAAGTCAATGACAATGCTTGCAGGCGATATAAGCTCACTTTTTAATGTGGACTATTCAACAGTAGCACAGAACTTACAAAGCGGCTTAATTGGTCAATCAAGGGCGTTGTACAAGTATGGTATTGATATTACTAATGCTACATTAGCGACATATGCTTACAACTTAGGGATATCAAAGTCTGTATCAGAAATGACGCAGATGGAAAAACAGCAATTAAGAGTGTTGGCAATATTAGACCAAAGTAAAGTATCTTGGGGCGATTTAGCCAATACGATTAACAGCCCCTCAAATATGTTACGCCAGTTCAGCAACAATATGAAAGAAGTCGGAATGGTAGCAGGACAGCTATTTATCCCAATTCTTTCAAAGGTTATGCCAATAGTAAACGGAGTTACTATTGCAATCAAGCGACTTCTAGTAAACCTTGCAAGCCTTATGGGTGTTAAGATTGACTTTGAGAGCTTCGGACAAAGCGGTTACAAAGATACTTCTGACGGACTGGAAGATATTTCAGACGGCTACCAAGATGTAGCTGATTCAGCTAAGAAAGCTACATTATCCCTTATGGGATTTGATGAAATAAATAAATTACAAGATGATACAAGCTCAAGCAAGGGTTCAAGTGGCGGTGGTGGTAGCACTATTGATTTGACAGATGATATTACTAAGGCAGCGGCAGAATATGAAGCGGCTTGGAATAAAGCATTTGCCAATATGGAAAATTCGGCTATTGCGTGGGCTGATAGGATTGATAAGGCACTTGAACCTGTTAAAAAGATTTTCCAAGATTTTGCGGTTGGCGACTTTAAAATGGCAGGCAAAGATACTTCTGAACTTGTTGCAGGGATATTTAATTGGTTTGCAGATGCAATAGATAAAGTCGATTGGTACGGAATTGGCAGAAAGATGGGTGACTTTTTAGCTGGTATCAACTGGACGGAAGTATTTTCAAGTGTAGGTCATTTCATATGGGAGGGCATAAAAGCAGCTATTGAATTGTGGAGTGGCTCTTTCACGTCAGCACCTATTGAAACTACAATCATAACGGCACTTGGATTTATGAAATTTAGTGGCTTAGGAAAGATTGTAGGTGGGAAAATATCTGACGCATTAAGTTGGAAAACAGTTAAGACAGGCTTAAAAACATTAGGCGGTAAAGGCGGTTTAGCAGAGGGAATAAACACAATGCTTACTACTGACTTATCTACCATAATGAGCGCTGGAACTGCCACAGAAATAGGCTTAACAATCGGCACAGGTATTATAGGCGGCATTGGTGCGGCTATTGGTGGATTTAGCTTAGGAAACAAGTTAAATGAAGCACTCACAGGCGAGAAAATAGATATGTCAATGTTTGACCAATTAGCATATCTTATAAAAGCACCATTTGAAGATTTACCTAGCTTTGTTGATGGAGTGATAGAAACTATCACGTTCGGGCATAAAGATGATATAGCAAATTGGTGGACTACAAGCGTTGAACCTTGGTTTACTAAGGCAAAATGGGGAGAACTGGGAGACAACATAAAAACATCTTTAAGCGAAAAATGGAATAGCTTTTCAAACTGGTGGGGCAATACAGCTATTGTAGGTTGGTGGAATAATAATGTTGCACCATGGTTTGAAAAAGAAACATGGGTTGACGCTGTTGATGGAATGAAATTAGGAATACAAGAAAAATGGGGTTCAATCGTTGATTGGTGGAACAGCCTTGCAATTGTTTCTTGGTGGAGCAATGATGTAATGCCATGGTTTACTAAGGAGAAATGGGAAAACTTGGCTGATGGAATTAAAAAAGGTATTCAAGGGAAGTGGGATGATGTTGTGGATTGGTGGGATAGCAAGCCATCACTTCAGCGCATTTCTGTGGCTATCGAAGATTTTAAAACCAAAATACAGAACGCTTGGAACAGCTTTAAGCAGTGGTGGAATGATTTAGGACTTGAATTTCCACACATTGATACACCACACTTTAAAATTGACGGAGAATTTAGTCTTGCACCGCCTAAAGTGCCAAAAGTCAGTATTGATTGGTATGCAAACGGCGGATTCCCAAACAAAGGACAATTGTTCGTTGCAAATGAAGTAGGTCCTGAAATGGTTGGTACTATGGATGGAAGAACGGCGGTAGCTAACCAACAGGAAATTACACAAGGTATTGCTAATGCGGTTTATCCGGCAGTTTACAATGCTGTTAGGGCGGCTATGGCAGAAAGTAGCAATAATATCAATGTAACGCTACAAGGCGACGCAGATAAGCTATTTACAATGGTACAAGATAAAGCTAACAGCTATACAAATATGACAGGTCAAGCAGCCTTTCCGTATTGATAAGATAAAAGTATTGTGCTATTCTTTTGCTATATATAAAAAGCAAAGGGGTAACACAATATGACAGAAAAGAAAGCAAAGAAAAAAGACAGTAAACTAAGCATAGCGGCGGCAATCACAGCACTATTTATATTCACAATCCCAATAGGTTTTATATTGGCTATTGTGGATTTAATTAAAAGTAAAGGCGACAAGTCACAAAGGCACTTAGGCTCTTACTTTGCAATAGTATCGTTTGTACTATTTCTGATAGTCGCTTTTAGTAACGGAAGTGGTAACAGCAGTAACAATGCCAATGCTACGAAACAAACCATTGCAACACAGCAAGATACAGATATAGCAAGATATGGCGATACAACACTTAAGTACCTTAAACACGAAGTAATTACAGATAGCAATGACAGAGAAGTTCTTGTTGTTTATTTTGACTTTGCAAACAATTCAGAAGATAACACGGCTTTTGCATATAATTATGATGTTACATGTTTTCAGAACGGCAAAGAACTCGACTATCCGTTAGTTAGTTTTGACATTGACGAATACAATAATATTGCAAGAGAATTACAGACAGGTACAAATATTACAGTTGCAAGGATATATATACTAGAAGATAAAAGTAATGTTGATTTAGAAGTAACGCCATTGGGAGATGATAAAAAACTTATAAAATTAACATTAGAATTACAGTAGAGGAAATATGTATGTCAGTGAAAAAAGAACTAAACGAAATGCTAGAAGCAATAGGAGTGAAGAAGAAACAGCAACCACAAATTCAACGCCCACTAAGTCCTAACTTTAAAGGAGTGTACAGAGCGACAGAAAACGGATTGATTGAAGTATATTGTCCAAGATGTAGTAGTTGGGATTGTTCTCACACGCAGATTACAACAACTGTACCGCAGAAATCCAAAACAAGATATACTATTAATCTGAATCCTTTAAGACCGTTTACACTGGTTAATAAGAAAGAGAAGATTAAGCAACAGGGCGGAACTTATTCACAACATAGGTTTGTATGTAACAGATGTGGACTGATTTTTTGGTAATACATGATTTTAATGGAGCGTATCTTTTTGGTGCGTTCCATTTTTTATTAAAAAGTACTTGACAATTATTGCACGTGCATTTATTATAATAACATAAATATTGCAAGGGCAATAATTGAAAGGAGTGATTATTATTAGTCCAGCAGGAAGACCACATAAGGAAAACCCTAGAAATGTTAATCTTAATATCAGAATAACAAAAGATGAAGCTAATCGTATTCAGAAATGTGCTGATGAATTGAAATTAACAAGAACTGACACCATTATGAAAGGTATAGGGTTAGTAGAAAAAGAACTTAAAGGCAACAAAAAAGAGTAGCCACAAGTCGGTCAAAACTTATAGTGACTACTCAAAACACACCCACAAGGGATATAGGATATTCTACTATACCTCTTGTGGGAAATCAATAGTTTTTTAACAGAAAGAGGTAAAAGAATGAGAGAAAGCATTGTGGAATCCATTATTGGTAACTTAGAACATATCAACCTGCATTTCTTAAAATGCGTGTTAGCTTACACAAATGTATTAGCAGGGAATAAGAGAGGGGAAAATCGGTAATGGAAGAAAACAGAGAAAAGCTCCACGAGATGATTGACAGTATGAATTCTGGAATGTTAGAGTATTTTGAAACATTTATAAGATTATTCTTACAGAAATGGAGTAACTAATATACAGTGCGTGAGGCATTGTGGGCATATACTCCCACTACGCAATAGATTCTGTTTAGAGCAAATGATAAAATTTTTGTAGGAGGTAAAATAATGAGTTATAATTATCCAACTACAAAAGATAGTTCTCACAATGAGATTAAAGCACCTATGAACACTAAGAATATTTGCGGCGTAGACTGCTATGAGCAGAATGGCGTTGCTTACTTAAGATTGGAAAATGTTGCTAGAGGACTTGGGTTTACCACCGTTGCAGCAAGTGGCAACGAGGTTGTTAGGTGGAATACGGTTTACAATTATCTAACAGATTTAAAGGTCGTTGCAGGAAGTTGCAACGGCAATTACAAAGGGAATTGTCCAGATTTTATCCCAGAAAACATCTTCTACCGACTAGCAATGAAAGCCAAAAATGAAACAGCAGAGAAATTTCAAGCATTAGTGGCTGATGAGATTATTCCGTCAATTCGTAAGAATGGAATATATGCTACTGATAATGTTATTGATGAAATACTGAATAATCCAGACTTTGGAATAGAATTATTAACAAAGTTAAAACAGGAAAGACAAGCAAGAGTTGAAGCAGAAAGAAAGAACGCTATCTTAACACATGTCAATAAGACATATACAATGACAGAGATTGCTAAGGAACTGAATCTGAAATCTGCTATTCAACTTAACAAGTTACTTGCTGATAAAAAAATCCAATACAGTGTCAATGGAACTTGGGTTCTTTACTCGCCATACAGCAGTATGGGATATGAAGAGATTAAGCAAGAAATCCTTGACAATGGTAAGGTTATTTATCACAGGAGAATAACACAGCTTGGAAGAGAATTTATACTGCAATTATTCAATGAAGTTGCATAGATTTTCTTGAGAATATTAGAATGGCTCAAACAGAAATAAATATAATGGTTGCAAGAAATTTGTAACCACACTAAGGAATGTATCAGAAATGGTGCATTCCTTTTTTAATACCTTGAAAGGGGTGGTTTGATTGATTGACGCAGTTGTGATTGAGGGAGTTAGACTTCCGGTAGCCTATAACGGCTACACATACAGCAGAAATAAGATATGGTCTAAGAACACAGGAAGAAACGATTATGGAGAAATGGTTGGCACAATCGTGGATATCAAAGACAAAGTAGAGCTTCAATTGCCACCATTAACAGGTGAACAGGCACTATTGCTTGATAATGTAGTAAGCGACATAGATAACCCATTCCCAACAGCACAAGTCTTATTTTTAGGTGGTACACAAAAGGAAATGACAATATATACAGGAGATGTGACATATCCGTATCTTACAAGGGCAAAAAATGAGGACGGACTTATAGTCGGAGCAAAATTAAGTTTAATTCAGAAATAAAGGAGAGTTCCACATGAAACTTAAAACAAGTGAGTTAATAGACAGATTTGAGAGTTTGAGCAACATATCGCATGACAAGACTACAGGCAGAATTGCCATGGCTGTTATGTGCAATATTAAGGCGTTAGAAGAGCTGTACAAGACAACGCTACAGACCATAGAAGATACTAAGATTAAGTATGCAGACAAGGACGACAGTGGCGAACCAGTTGTTAACGATAATCAGTATCAGATTACATCAGAGAATTTAAAGAAGTTACAGGAAGAATTACAGGAAATCAATGAACAAGAGATTGAAGCGCCTGACATGACAATGCTTCCTATGGACGCATTCGATAAATGCGAAGAAATTACACCAGCTAAATTATACTCAATCGAGTTTATGATAAACCATTAATTAATCAATAAAGGCGGTGTAGAATGAAGATATTAGACACAGCTATGACGGAAATTGTTAGGGGAAATAGTGCAAGGTACTATTCCAAGTATATTGTCGAGGGAAAAGAATATACTGAAACGCTTAACAATTTCAAGTTCCAAAACATGATAAATCCCAATAATGAAATTACGATAGGTAACACTTGCAGCAGCGGTGTTACCTTTTCTATTTATATGCCAACAATAGGTCTTGAAAATAAGGAGATTACCATATTCGAGGGCGTTAAGGTTGGCACAGAAATTAAGTATATTCAGTTGGGAATATTTACAGTTACTAAGCAGACAAGTGACGGAGAATACACAAGCTATGAAGCATACGACAGAATGTATAAGGCTGATATGCCTTACTTCTCGGATATGGCATTTCCTAGCACAGATAAAGCTATTCTTAATGAGATATGCGGCAAGTTAGGCATACCTTTAGCAACAAATATAGTCACAGCACATACTATCAACGATAAGCCACAGGGATATACCTACAGAGAAATTATCGGCTATATGGCTATGTTACAAGGCTGTAACGCGGCAATTAATTCTGATGGAAACCTTGAATTAAGGTGGTATAAAGATAGCGGTTATGTACTTGACGGACATAAGTATTATCAGCAGGGCGTAACATTCACAACAAGTAAAGATTTTATCATACAAAAACTGACATGCAACAATACAAAGTCAGGCGATAAGGAAACTAGCACGATTACCAGTGGTAGCGGTGCAACAGGACTTAGCTTTGCTAACCCATTTATGACACAAGCAATCCTTGATGAAGTCTACAAAAAGATAGGTGGTTTTACATTTAGACCGCTTACAGTTAAGTTTATTGGTGACTGGCGATTGGAAGTTGGCGATATTATAACTGTTAATAAAGGCGGCGTTGATTACAAAGTGCCTATAATGCAGATTACGCACGAATGTGACGGCGGCTTAATGGATACTGTTACATCTATAGGGCAATCTGATACGGAGAATACAAGTGTTGCTTCTGGACCTATTACTAAGCAGATGGAGCGGTACTATGCCGACTTGATAACCGTTAATAAGGCACTAATTAATAAGTTAGATGTTGATACAGCCAAGATTACCTATGCAACAATAACCAATCTTAATGCAACTAACGCAAGCATTGATAATCTTAAAACAAATAAACTAGATGCAACATATGCAGATATCATCAACGCTAATGTGGAAAGCCTTAAGGCGGCTAATGCAGAGATAGTCAAACTTAAAGCTAATTCATTAACGGCGGATATAGCGGATTTAAAATATGCACAGATTGATTTTGCCAATGTAAAAGGACAAGTAGTAGGAACTTCTCTTATTAAAGACGGAGCAGTAACTAATGAAAAAGTACAAAGCCTATCCGCTAATAAGCTAACAGCAGGCACAATTGACGCAAGCAAGATTACAGTTACTAATCTTAACGCTGATAATATCACAGTAGGCACAATTAACGGAAAACGTATTGGAACAGGTTCTTTATCGCTGGATAAGTTAGCCGAGGAAGTACCAACAAAAGAATATTTAGATAGAGTACAGGAAGATTTACAAGGGCAAATTGACGGAAATATTGAGACATTCACTAAGGCAGAAATACCTACGCTTAATAATGAGCCGGCTATTAACTGGAAAGATAACGCAACGAAAAATAAGCATATAGGCGATATCTGTTATGTGGTTAATCCGGCTTCAAGCGCAGATGGATATTCATACAGATTTGCTGATACAGGTACATTAGAAACACCTAACTATGAATGGGTACTGATTAAGGATAGTGATGTTACTAAGGCGTTACAGGATATTATTAACATCAATGGTGAGATTACTGGAATTAAGAAGTTTAATGTTGAAATAAGCTCATGGAAAACTGATACAGACAGTGAATTATCAAGCCTTAAGACACGAACAACTACTCTTGAAACTGATATAGGTAACAAGGTTGATACTACGACATTTAATGAGGTTAAACAGACTGTTGATGAAAATAGTTCTACTATAACCAAAATGTCTGAAACCCTTAGTAAAAAGGCTGATAGCAGCACTGTTACAGCTTTAAGTAATACTGTTAATAGCATTAAACAGACCGCAGACAGTAACACATCAAGCATATCAAGTCTTACAACTGTAGTTGAGAAAAAAGCTAACCAAGATGAAGTTACAAACATATCTAATAAGCTGACAACTGTTGAACAGAACTTAAATGGATTGACGGTTGATGTTACAAACCAATATCAATACATTGATAATCAGCTTAATGGCAATCATAAGATATATGAGATTGCACATGTGCCAACTAAAGATAATTACCCAGCTAATGAATGGAGCATACAGATATATCCAAGTGATGATATATATCCTAGTGATAGCACATGGGAGTACACAGAAGATGAGTATGAGAAGTATGTAGGAACTATTGCATATTGGAAAGACCAACAAAGAGCATGGCGATTTATACGAAAGCCTGACGGAACGCATGCCTGGGTTGAAATCAGTGCCACCGAAACAACATATCTTCTTAATCAGAATGCTTCATTAAGAATTGATGTGAACAATATAAGTACAAGCCTATCTTCACTTGCAACTAATATTCAGAACAATTACAGCACTACAACGCAGATGAACAACGCTATAACGCAAGCAATAACAAGTGAAAGTAATAGCATCAAACTAGAGGTGTCAGGAACTTACGCAACTAAGGATAGCGTAGCTAATACGCTTAAGAGCTACGCAACCACAGCAAGCCTTGAAGCATACATTAAGAAAGACCCAACGACAGGGGAACTTAAATCTGCTATCGAAGCGATTGCAGATGATATAACACTTAATGCAAGTGGAACAATTAATATTAGCGGTAATAAGTCTGTTAATATCAATGGTAATCTGTTCACACTTACATCTACTAATACTACTATTTCAGCAGATGGTTCGATAGACTGTAAGAAGCTAAAAGCTGTTAATGCTGATTTAGAAGGAACTTTTAAAAATATAAATGTAACTGACGGAGGTATTACAATGACCACTACTATTATTGGCGGTGAATACCTTATTAAAAGCAGTACAGGGGCATTTTTACGGATGCAGGGACACTACATTGAAATGTCAAATGATGATGGTTCAGGAACGAAATGGGTACTAAGTAGAAGCGAATGTGTTTTTAATGACTATTTAAACGTTAAGCTATATCACCCTTCACTTAAAAACTATATGCGACCTGCTTTGTCTATGAGAAATCCAGTAACATTTGATTGGAGCGGAAGCGTTTTAACTATATACGTTGACGATGTAGCTGTCGCTACATGGGATTGGGCACAAAAAAATTGGTATTAAATCCGCACAGCGGTAGAAAGGAAAAACAATATGTTAAGTATAACAAAGACAACAAACTTAAGTGGAACATCAGTGATTAATGGTCAATCAGCCATGACAATGTATGCGGCTGTACCAGAAACTGGTTCATTGACAATTAGTCAGACAATCACTAACAAGGAATTATACCTTGCAAATCAGACACAATGTGATGCTGATTATGAGAATTTCAAAGCAGAAGTTAATAAGCTATTAAAGAGTGAACAGCAGACAGTTGATTTGAATACAACAGATACAATAACAGAGTAAATCATCAGAGAGCGTGGGTTTAAGCCTACGCTCTTATTTTTAAGGAGGTAAAATATGAGCCTAACCGGTTTTTTTTCGTACAGCCGTGTAAACTGGCAACAATCGCCAAGTAAAAGTACTCCGCTTAGTGCGGCAAACCTAAATGTAATGGACGCAGGCATTAAGAATAACAATGACATGATTAGCAATATTCGTGACGAGATTACACAATTAAACAGCAATATTGACGTTAAAAACTTTTTTTGCAAAAATATTGCAAGTATAAATGGTACTCTTGAAGGTTATGGCTATAATTATTGCTATTATAATAAATCTACCAAAACAGGGATTTTATACTTTGCTTCAAAAATTGAAACCCAAGATTCTGCACAGAATAATTTTACCGGATATTATGATGTAAAAACAGTCCTTAAAAATATGGGTATTAGCTTTAATAAAGTATTGGAAAGCAATTATACTCCTTATGATGCCACAGGTGTAGTTCGAGCAAAGTTGATAGGCTATGGAACAACATTATTATATAGCTCTGCAAGTCAACATTATTCCTTTGCAAGATACTATACGAAAGATGGTAATAAAGGAGCATGGGCTACAAGCGAATTCCAAAAGGGTGATTATATTATAGGCTCGCTTATATTTAGTTAAGTTTCAGAGGCTGCTTTAGTAATTGCACCGTCGTATTTAATATTATTGCTGTTTAGCCGCGGAATGAGAATAAGACGCAAGGTATTGACAAAAATTACAGAAGAAGATGTAAGGCATTTTTATTGAACATGACAAACTGCAAGAAGCAATTTGCAAGGTTGGCAGTGCCGCATAACATTAACAATATAATATTCGCAATCAAGCACCTTAGTGGAAACACTGGGGTGCTTTTTTGATACACATTTTTCTAAATTTAGGAGGTAAATTTATGAGTAAATTATTCGGAATTGACACATCAAGATGGCAGGGAGACTTTGATTTCAAAAGTGCAAAGGAAAATGAGGGTGTAGACTTTGCCATTATCAAGGCAGGTGGTGCTGATGATGGCTTATACGAAGATAGAGAGTTTGAGAACAGTTATAACAAGTTGGAAAGTGCAGGAATCCACAAGGGAGCCTATTTCTTTGGTAACGCATTAAGTGCTGATGAAGCTGTAAATGAAGCCAGATATTTTGCACAGCTCTTAGCAGGTAAATCATTCTGCTACCCAGTGTTCTATGATGTTGAAGCAGGCATGGTTACTGGTAACGACCTTACAGACATTATTATGGCATTCCTTGATGAAATGAGAAATGCAGGATATAAGAATGTCGGCTTATACTCATATGAGAACTGTATTAACAATTATGTAGATATTTCAAGAGTAAAAGAAGCTGGTTATGCTGTGTGGGTTGCTAAGTATTCTAGCAATAACCCTAACATCGCTGCTGATTATGATATGTGGCAGTTTGGCGGAAGTGTTAATTATCTTAGAGACACACAGATTAACGGACAGACAGTAGACCAGAATTACTGCTACACTGATTATTGCACAGACCATGTTGTTGAAAAAGTAACAGTGCCGGATTATCAGCCAGTACCAGACACTAAGTACCATAAGGGCGACACAGTTAAGGTACTCAACGCCGTTCAGTATGATAATGGCGAGCCGTTCAGCACTTATTATGATGAGTACAGTGTTTTATCAGCCAGTGGCAGAAGAGTTGTTATCGGAATCGACGGAGTAATTACCGCCGCTATTGACGAAGATAACATCAGTCTTATTAAGTGCGTATATGACAGCGATATTAACACAGATACAGTAAGTCGTGGTGACGGCAAGAAAGTCAGAGTACTTGATAACATTGATTATGACGGCGTGAGATTTGCGACATATTATGATGAATATGATGTAATTGAAGAAAATGGAGACAGAGTTGTTATAGGTATTGGTACAACAATCACAGCTGCTGTCAATATTGCTAATCTTGAGTTTATTGGCGGCTCAAGTTCTGATGATACACCTACAGATATCCCATTCAGTAAAGATATTGAAGAGGGTAGCACAGTAAGATTTGTCGGAAACACAGATTATGACGGCACAGCTATTAAGGCTTGGTTTGATGAATATACAGTATCAGAAAAAAGCGGAGACAGAGTTGTCCTTGTGCATGACGGAGAATTATTCGCGGCGGTCAATGTAGCCGATTGTGAATTAGTCTAACCTTAACAAAAATACCGGGAGTGCAATGCTCCCGGTAATATCTTAATGAATAAGCACATAGCAAGCATAATACTTACAATTCTCTTTTTCATAGGCAAATCCCCTTTAAATTTAATTTTACTAATCATATCACAATATGCATAATTTGTCGAATATTGTCGAAACTTGCGATATTTTTAAGTTGATTTTTATATTATCAGTATTTATAATAATAATTGTCCGAGAGATTCGGACGAAATCTTCAAGTTTTGGCTAGGTGGCACTGTTTGATTGGCGTTGGCAGTGTCACCGCTGAAAACTGTTAATCTACTGGGGGTAGATTGACATACAAGAACAGATGTTCTATAATAACACCATCGCTACCAGTGTTATATCGTGCAATAAGGGGGATATATGGAGAATGAGGAATACAGGCAGAAGATAATCGAATTAATCAATAATTGCAATAATAATCATTGGCTGAAAACAATATACAGCTACGTTAAAACACTTTTAAAGTAAAAGAAAAAGACCGAGATTTTTTCTCGGTCTTTGCTTATTTTCGGCTTAATAATTTCACTACTTCTCATTTATCAAGTCAATCAGTTTTTCCAAACTTTCCCAATCTTCTTTATTCAGTTTAGACAACGCAGATACAAGCCTGTGCTTAAAAGTATCTTCGCCGCCTGTCTGAATATCAGCTAACATTTCAGCAATCTGTTCATCTTTAGATTTCTCTATAAACATTTCTCCCTTGCCAGTTCGCAGCCATTCTTCATTAACGGAAAATTCACTACACATCAGCTTTATTGTCTGTTCTGACGGATAATTTTCTCCGCTTTCCATTTTGCAAACAGCAGAACGGGATATAGATAGTTTTTGAGCAAAATCAGTTTGACTTATGTTTAGGCTATTTCTGATTCTTTTAATTCTCTCATTCATAAGTAGCTCCTCCTTTCTTGAAAAGTATAATAACATAAAATGTACATTAAGTCAACAAAAAGTGTTGACATTGCATATTAGATGTGCTAGTATGTGTACATCAGATGAACAGAAAGGAGATGAAAAAATGAAGAAACCGTCTGTTTCAGATGTTGCATTAGTGCTATCAATATTTGTTTTACTGTTTCAGATTTTTTGTCATTTTATTTTACCAAAGCTTTGACAAAATCAATTATTTCTGAATGATGTACAGCAAATTCCATTAAAGCACAGATGATAGAAACAATCACAGAAATCCAGCCTTTAACGTCAGCTTTACTTGATGTTTTTAACGCAACACCAGCTTGTGTTTTAGAACTTTCAGCAATTTCCTTTGCTGAATCGGCTTGGGATTTAGCAGATTGAGCCATACTGTGAAGTTCCTCGCTTGTCTTTTCGAGATAAGCAGACTGACTTTCTAAAAGCTCAATCGGAGATTTACCTTTTTCATATGTAGGTATTTCAATATTAGGTCTTGGCGGTTGTGGAAATAAGTTGTCCATATTTGGATATACAGGTTCGTATTGCATAAAAATCTCCTTAGTTTTTTAAGGAATTATATCACAGAAAGGAAGTGAATTAAATGAGCGAAAAGGAAAAGGAAGTAGTTGAGAAGTTAAAAGAAGCGATTCCTAAGATGTCAGATTTTGACAAGGGTTATATTCTTGGCAAAGTTGAGAATATGGCAGAAAAAAGTGATAAGGAATGTAACAACGATAGAAAGGAGTAACGAGTGGAAAGAGAACTGAAAGAATTAATCCAGATTGAAAAGAAAAGAAATTCCTTGCTTGAAGAAATCAATCGGTCATTGAAGAAACTTGCAAGCAAGGAAGATAAAGAGTATCAGAGCAAAGTTGGCAAATCGGCTTTTAATCTTGATTGAGCCAGTTATGGTAATGTTCCAGCATTTCCATAATGCCAATTTCCACCCACGCACGACGAATGAACTCGTATTCTTCAGCAGTGTCAGTAAAGTTTTGCTTTTCAGTAGCAGACATTACCTTCTGATGAATTGAAGAATGAATTTCATTGCCATTAGAGTTTACAAAAGCTTTGAAATCTTCAAAATTTTTCACAATCTCACCTCTTTTCAATATTAAAGATAAGAGGATTATAGCACAAAGTACAAACGGATTAGAATTTTTGATATTGATGCAATAGAAAAGTGATGGTAGCGGTAAATAGTTGCAAACTTTTATTCAAACATCATTAGTTCTTTTTGACAGGGATAGCGCCCTGTTCGTATCAAGCGTGAATTACCTACCGATTGGCAGTTTTGTCTTTAGCATATTTATTTAATTCTATTGATATAGAAATAAGAGCGTACAGGGTGCAGAAGTCTACGCCACAGAAGTATGAGCCAACCACTGATACGCACAATGCTATGACAGTATCCATACAATCTCCTTTCGGAAAGTGTCTACCATCACTTCTCTATTGTATCAATAAATATAAAGTTCTACAAGTTACAACAGATAGGAATGAGCAGAATTGCTCAAATGCACCTTAAAAGGAATATATCACACATTATTTAGAAAGGAATGTTTATGGAGCTACAGATTTTTAGCAATTCAGAATTTGGAGAAATCCGAACTATTACTAAAGATAATGAACCTATGTTTTGCTTGGCTGATGTATGCAAGGCATTGGAACTTGAACAGGTAAGCAGAGTTAAGGCAAGGCTTAAAACAGATGGGGTTACTACAAGTAAGGTCACCGACAGATTAGGCAGAGAACAGGAAGCCACATTTATTAATGAAAGCAACCTTTACAAGACAATCTTTCAGAGCCGCAAAGAAAGTGCAGAAAGATTTACTGACTGGGTAACATCAGAAGTTCTTCCGTCAATCAGAAAAACAGGAAGTTACAGTAAGCCTTTGACAACATCTGAACAGATTAGATTATTGGCGCAGGGCAACACAGAACTCACAGAGAGAGTTGATAAGGTTGAAGATAAGATAATCAGTATCGAAGAAGAAACTCCACTTTACGGCTGTGAGATTGAAGAAGTGCAGAAACATGTTAGAAAGAAAGGAATTGAAGTACTTGGCGGAAAGGACAGCAATGCGTACAAAGACGGTGGTATTCGCGGTTCAGTATATTCTGATATATACAAGCAGTTAAAACGCGAATTCGGGTGCGTGGCGACATACAAGAGTATTAAAAGAAAATACTTGGCTGATGTACATGAATTCATTGACACCTATTTGTTGCCAATAGCACTTGCTGAAGTGGTACATGATACAAACATGTAGGAGAAGATATGAAAGAAAAGATAATTAACATATTCGCAACACTGGCAGGAATCTAAGAAAGTGCAGAACATGTACTTTTACTACAAGTAAGGAGTGTTTATGGAAGAAAGGATAAGAGAAGAGATGCTCAACTTGGGTATTCTATCCAATAAAAGAGGTTACATCTACATAATCGAAGCTGTTAAACGCTTTGGAAATTTCACATCAATGGAAAATATTTACAACAGTATTGCTAAGGCAATGAATAGATCGCCAGCATCTATTGAAACGTCAATTAGAACAGCAATTAAATCAGCTAACCATGATTTATCAGCATGGAAGAATTATGACTGCCTCACAACAAGAGGGGTTATAACAACGATGTATTACAGATGTAAGGAGAATGCCAATGAGTAACATAAAAAGAATTATTAAGCTGAACAGAAACAGACAGAGAGCGTTAAAAGAAAGAAACTTTGGAAAGTTCGCAAGATTCAGTTGCAAGCTACACGCAATTGAAGCCTATGACAAAGTACCAGTTGGAAGTTATGTATTTAAGTAAGGAGAAAAAAGATGGAAAATGCAGTTAATAACAATAATATCACATTAATAGGAGTAGTCGAGAAAGAAGCAGAATACTCACATGAAGTATTTGGTGAGGGATACTACATATTTATGCTCAAGTGTTTAAGAACAAGTGGCAACGAAGATGTGTTACCAGTGATAATATCAGATAGACTTACTGATATTAGAGAAATCAAAGTAGGACAGGCTGTCGCGGTTTTAGGACAGATAAGAAGCTTCAATAAGCATACTGACAATATGAAGAGCAAGCTGATTCTAACAGTTTTCGCAAGAGAATTTGAAGCGCTGACACAGGATTCAGAAGAATTACCATTTGAAGATAATACCAATATGGTTACACTTGACGCTTATATCTGTAAGCCGCCTATATACAGATGTACTCCAAAGGGCAGAGAGATTGCAGATATTTTAGTAGCAGTAAACAGACCATATGGCAAGTCAGATTACATACCATGTATAGCATGGGGAAGGAATGCAAGATTTGTAGGTGGACTTGAAACAGGGGAACATATCCAGATTCAGGGTAGATTCCAGAGCAGGGAATACGCTAAGAAGATAAGCGACAATGAAGTTGAAACAAGAACTGCTTATGAAGTATCGGTAAGCAAGATTGATTATGCAGAGGAGGGCGAAGCTGATGTGTAGTGATATTACAGTTAGAGAGTTAGCAGGTATGACTCTTGATGAAGATGTGGTATGCCAGATATGGACGCCGCAACACGGAACAGTATTTAGCGGTTCGTTTGAAGAAGCTAAGTATTCAGCCTATGCGGATAGGGAAATTGATAATTTCCAAGTTGAAGATGGTGTATTTGTTATGAATATTTAATAAGGAAAGGGTATTGTTTATGAAAACATTTTTAAAAAAAGCGGTTTTAGAAAACTTTATGTGTTACGCACACGCAGAATTTGATTTTTACAGCATAACCAAGATTATAGCCGAGAATGGTGTAGGCAAATCAACAATAGCCACAGCGTATTTGTGGTGCTTGTTTAACTGTGATTATGAGTTAAAGGATAACCCGGTTGTCAGACGAGAGATTGACGGAAAATCTGTTGATGATATGGATACAAGTGTTGAACTTACACTTGATGTTGATGGAAAAGAAATAACTATGAAGAAAGTACAGAAACGTACTTATAGCAAGGATGGCAGCAGTTACAAGGATGATAACGCATACTTTGTCAATGACGTTCGTAAGAATTTAAAGGACTTCAACGCATATCTTGACATTGATATGAATGTGTTTAAGATGTGCAGCAACATCAATGCATTTCTAAATCAGAAGCCGGCTGAAATGAGGGAATATCTGTTCAGTCTTGTTGAGAATGTAACAGACCTTGATATAGCACGTTCTAAGGCTGAATTAGCAGAGTTAGCACCACTGTTAGAGAAATACACAACGGAAGAACTAACTGCTATGAACAAGGCTACAAAGACTAAAATTACTAAAGATTTACCTATTCTTGATGGACAGATTAAGGAAAAAGAAAGAGATATTCAGATTAAGCAGGACATTAATACATCTGACCTTGAATTGCAGAAGAACAGCATTAAAGAACAGATTGCTGATTGCGTGGCAAAACAGACTGATAACGACAAGCTGTTAGCTGAATACGATAAGGCTAGTGCAGATATTCTTGATTTGAAATTCAAACAGGGAGATTTATCACGCAAGGCTAACGAGGAAAATATCAAGGTTAGGAGAGATATTGAGGATAAGATTGCCGACAAGAAGTTTCTTGTTAAACAGACAGAAAAGACTATTGCCGATACCGAAAGCTGTATTGCCAGTTCAGGAAAGACCATTGAGAGCATTAAGGCTTACTTACAGACAGAGCGTGATAAGTGGAAAGAAGAAAATGAACGTAAGTTTGATGATTCAAGCCTTATCTGTCCTTATTGCGGTAATGAATATAAGGAAGATAAGAAAGAACAGTTAAAGGCTGATTTTGCAAAGCATAAGGCTGATAACTTAAAGACAATTACTGACAATGGCAATATGTACAAGGAAAGACTTGATAAGGAAAAAACTACGCTTGAAAGCCTTAAAGCAGGGTTGCCAAAGCACAAGGAAAGCCTTGAAATGCTGAATACTGCCATTGCAGACCTTGAAAAGCAGTTATCCGAACTTCCGCAGGAAATTGATGTGACAGCCACAGAGGAATACAAGGCGCTTGAAAAGCAGATAGCTGAAAAAGAACAGGCTATGCACAAGGCTAATGATGTTTCAGCGGTTAAGGCTGAATTAAAGGCACAGGAAAATGATTTAAGGCAGCAGTTAGCAGAAGTTGAACAGAAGATAGCTGAAAGCAACACAGAGAAAGACGAACAGCGACTTGAAGAATTGAGGGCAGAACAGCGTACACAGGAACAGAATAAGGCTAATGCTGAAAAAATCCTTGATTTGCTTGATGAACTGGATAAGGCAAAGAATGAAACATTGTCTGACAGTATTAACAGCCATTTTTCGCTTGTTAAGTGGAAGCTGTTTGAACTGAATAAGTCTGGTGGTTACAAGTCAGTTTGTATACCTACAGTTAATGGAAAGTCAATTCTTACAACTATGAGCAATAAGGGCAACAGGATTCTTGGCAGAGTTGATATTTGCAATTCTATTCAGAAGATTAGTGGTATGTCAGTGCCTATTGTCTTAGACGATAGCGAGAGCCTTGACAGCACTAATCAGAAGAAAGTTGCTGATATGGTCGATAGTCAGTTGATTATGCTGATTGTCAATGATAGCGAGAAATTAGAGATTGTGGAGGGATAATATGCAGGGCGGAGACACATATGTACTTACAGTAAGCGATGAAGAAGCAGAAGTTATCAAACAGTTTGTATCAGCAATGGAGAAAGTTACTATTGGCGTAGATAATGATGATATTTGGGATATTATGGAAACCATCGCAAACAAACGGACTTCTGGTAGCGTAACAGGCATAATGATTATGTATGAAGAAAGCGAGGAATAATTATGGCATATAAAGCATTTAACCCAGATTTTACTTGCAAAGGTAAGCAGTACGAAGAGAACACAACATATGAAGAAAATGGAAATGAGATATGCGAAGCTGGTGTAATGCACTACTGTGAAAATCCATTTGATGTACTGGACTATTACCCTCTTGTAAACGAGAATGGCGAGATTTCAGAATTTGCAGAAGTTGAGCCGCTGGGAAAAGTTTTTAAAAGAGAAAACAAATGTGCAACTAATAAGCTTCACATTAAAGCCAAGTTGGGCTTAAAAGGTTTTATTAAGGCCTGCGTAGATTTTACTCTGGAGAAAACGAAGATTGAGGAAATTGAAGATGGCATAGAAAATGACAATGGCAATAATTACGCACAGATAGGTTCAAGCGGATATTACGCACGGATAGGTTCAAGTGGAGATTACGCACGGATAACATCTAAGGGTAAACATTCAGTTGTTATGGCAGCAGGCTATCAGCCGCAGGCAAAAGCTAAAAAAGGTAGCTGGATAACACTTGCTGAATGGGTAAGAACGGGTGATAAAGATGAAAAAGGCTTCTGCATTTGGGTTCCTAAATGCGTTAAGACCGAATACGTTGACGGAGAGCGTATCAAGGAAGATATATTCTACGAATTAGTAGATGGCGAATTTAAAGAAGTGGAGGAAAACTAATTATGGCAGAAACAACAGCAGTAGCAGAAAGTGAAAAGAGAGAGCTTGTCGCTAAGGATTTTACAGAAGGAATGGTAATGAAAGTCAGAGAGAAAGAGAAATTCGGACTTACATTTCCTAAAGATTATAATTATACGAATGAATTTATGTCGGCAATGCTGATTTTACAGGACACAGTAGATAATAACAAGCAGCCAGTATTAAAGAGCTGCACAAGGGCAAGTATCGAAAATGCACTTGTGGAAATGGTTACAAGTGGTTTGTCAATGCAGAAGAAACAGTGCTATCCGGTTGCTTATGGCGGTAAGTTACAGTGCCAGAAATCAGTGTACGGAAATACTTGTATTGCTAGGAGATACGGACTTAAAGATATAACAGCAGAAGTTATCTATGATGGCGATACATTTGAATATGAGATTGTTAATGGCAAGAAGCACATTGTCACTCACAAACAAGATTTTGAAAACATCGACAACGATAAGGTTAAGGGTGCTTACGCAATAGCCACTATGGATGACGGAAGTATTCTCACAGAGGTTATGAATATCAAGCAGATTAAGCAGGCTTGGAAACAGGGATTTGGTTATAAAGAGAACGGAAACGGCACACATCAGAAATTCACAGACCAGATGGCTATGAAAACTGTTAAGAACAGGCTGTTAAAGCAGATTAACAATACTTATGGTTCGTTCTATGACGGAAATTACGATAATGAGGAAGAGTTGCCTAGTTATGATGAGCGTATGCAGGCTGATGTTGATTACAATATTGAGCAGAACGCTAACAGCGTAGATTTTGTTGAGGGTGATGTCGTTGGTGATGTTGTGGTTGAAGATACTACCACAGAAACAACAGAAGAACAAACAGACAGCACATTGCCACCATTTATGCAGGCAGAATAGAAAGGAGAATGTAACATGATTAAAAGCGAAAAAAGGAAAGTAATTTTAAAGGGAGACGCAAAAGGAGTGTTGGCTGAATTTGGCTGCATTTATTCGACACTTGTTGAAAGACTAGGAAAGGATATTGTTAATAGGACTATTGCTCTTACAGATATATTAGAAATAGCCAAAGGAGACAATAAGCATGAGAATAATTAGTCAAAATGGCAATGCTGATTTGCCTTATGAGAAAGCACTAATATTTCATGCTATGGAAACTGTATTGGCTAGGTGTGAGGGATATGACAAAGAAATGGTATTGGGCGAATATAGTTCCATGGAAAAAGCTTATAAGGCTATGGAAATGTTAAGAGAACAGTATGAACGGCTTGAAGTTTTCAAAGTCTTAGCAAGTGGGGCTACAGAACATATGGAAAAATCATTAACTTATGAAGAATTGGTTAAATATAACCAATTATATCGTGAAATGAATGTTTTCCAGTTCCCGAAAGATGAGGAGGCGGAAGTATGATAATTAATAAAAATACTGATTCTGAACACGTTAAATTTATATCATACACAGGTAAGTATCCCAATCTTTGCAGTGGTATTTTAACGCTTGAAATTGACGGAAGAACAATCAGATTTGGCAATAGGTATGTAGATAGTACAGTTGATTATCCTAAGTTTTGGGAAAGCGGCGGTAGTTGTTCATTTGACAATAATTGGAACAGCAATGTTACAGACAGAGAATGGCAGATAGATTTTAATGAGATACCTGACTGCTTTAAGAAATATGCAGAGGAAATAGACGAAATATTCAACGCTAATGTGCCTTATGGTTGCTGTGGAGGGTGCTTATGAAACTTAAATGTATTGCAACAGGAAGTACAGGGAATTGCTACACCTTAACTTCCGACAGTGGAGAAACACTTATTCTTGATTGTGGAATAAGTGTTAAGGAGATTAAAAAAGGCTTAGATTGGAACATTAAAGGTATTGTGGGTGTGTTATGCACCCATAAACACCTTGACCACAGCAAGTCGGTAGCTGATATTAGAAATATGGGTATTCGTGTATTTAATCCGGCACTTGATATTTTTCTTGATGTGGTGCATTTTGGTGATTTCAAAATTAGACCTTTTGACCTAACTACAGTAGATGGTAGGTGGACACATACTGACGCAGACGGAACACCTTGCCCGACATTCGGCTTTCTGATTACTCACAAAGAAATGGGTAAATTGCTTTACATAACCGACACAGAGCTGATTAAGTGGCGTTTCAAAGACATAAACCACATTCTGTTAGGTGTGAATTATGACAAGGATTTAGTCGATACCGACAATCCGAAAGCTAATCACGTTTTCAGAGGTCATTTATCCATTGATACCGCTTGCGATTTTGTTAAGGCTAACGATTCAGACAGCTTGCAAAATGTCATAATGTGCCATTTATCAAGTGAAAATGCTGATAAGGATAGTTTTATTGAGAAGATGAAAAAAGTTGCTTGTGGGGCGAATGTAGATGTTGCAGAGCCGGGCAAGGAATGGGTTTTAAGGAAAGGAGATGAATGTCCGTTTTGAGAATAGAAAAGCTAATTGAATTTCTAAAGGCGCATTTTGAAAGTGGAATACAAATGTTTGATACGCCGTCAATTATGCCAGATTTCCGAATGCCTATTTATGATAAAGATGACATACTTGTGTTGTTTGCGCCTGAATACGAATATATCGAGATATACGGCATTTCTGACAAGGAGTTTAAACGAGTTATGAAAGAGGCAGGCGGTTATTAAAATGCGTGTCCCTTTTAGAAAGGAGATTATATGGCTAGAGAAATTTGCGGAGAATGCAAATATAACAAGTATTCTACAACAGAAAAAGAATTTTATTGTAGTAATACCGATAGCGACAATTACGGAATAGCGACTATGTATGATGATAGTTGCGAAGATTTTGAAGAAAAGGACGATTAAAGGCAGAAAGGAGAGGAAATGCTGATATTAGCTTTTTATATCATATTTATTATCACTATGTTTTTCACAACAATTAAGGACTATGACAATGTTGCAGTTACTCCAAGGCAGATATATAAATGTACAGACCTTAACATTTTTGCTTGTGTCTTGGTATTTGCAATTGTGTTTGTACTAGACCCATTATTCTTTATATTGCATTTTATAAGCTGGCTATTACACGTTGGCAGAAAGGGGTAGAAATGGAGAGATTAACAAACAGTGATAAAGAAATACCAACACTAGATGATAATGCCGAATATTGGCTGAAAGCATACTTTAAGTTGAAAGATTATGAGGACTTAGAACAACGAAGGAAGCTAATCAAGATACCGCCTGAAGCGTACTGTATTGTGGATTTTGAGGTACGAAAGGGTTTTGTGTTAGAAGAAACATATCATATAAGCAGAAAGCCTTTGTTAGTTGTTCGATACGACGATAACTCTCTTAAAAGTCATAGCGGATACTTGGGGATTTCAGTATTCCTCACAAAATCCGAAGCAGAAGCAAAACTGAAAGAATTGAGAGGTGGAGAAAATGGATAAATTTCTTGAAAGCGTAAACAAGCGTGATTTTGATAGAAGAATATCAGAAGTTGTTAAAATGCTTGAGGAAAAGCAGCTCTACGGAACTATCAGTTTGATAAAAGATTTGAAATATTACCTTGACTTAGCTACAAAGGAAAAGACACACGACTGCAACTGCCAGCACAACAGTAATTCAAGAGATAACGAGCCTTGTTGCAGATGTGACAGCAGAATGACTAACGCTGACAGGATTAGAAATATGAGTGATGAAGAGTTAGCCGATTATCTAGCAACCGTAACAAGCGACACTATATGTGGAAGTTCATGGGATTATGATGGATGGATAAAAGAACTTCAATCAGAAGCGGAATAGGAGAGAGTATGGAAGATAGATACTTATTTAAAGCAAAAAGGAAAAACTGGCAGGAATTACCAAAAGACGAACAATGGGTGCAGGGTTACTTGTTTGATGATGGATTTGAAAATGGGAGAGTGTTTGTAGGTAGTTTTGTCATTGAGAAATACAATGGAACTGCTTGTGATGATTGGGCTGTTACTGGCATAAATTTCTACGAGATAGACCCGAACACAATCTGCCGTTGTACAGGCTTAAAAGACGAAAATGGGAAACAGATTTGGGAGAATGATATCTGTAATTATTATAATTCAGAAGATAAAGATGGTATTGGAATTATAAAAAATGATTATGTTTTATGGATAGACGGAACTATTTCTATGAGGCATAAAATGACACCTTTGTTTTATTTGCAATGTAAAGATGAATGGAAAGTTATCGGCAACATTTTTGATAATCCAGAGCTGATGGAAAGCGAGGAAAAGTAATGAATTATATTTTATCAATTTTATTATTTATACTTATTGAGTTAGTTATCTCTTTGGTAGAAAGCTTTGTTATATCATGGATAGCTTGTATATTAGGTATTAACATAGCATTTAAGATAATTTTATTTGTGGTATTTATTATAAATTTGTTTTTGCCTGTAAAAGGAAAGTAAGGAGGAAAAGAAATGAATCGTGTAATTTTATGTGGAAGATTGACAAGAGAACCAGAGGTTAGGTATTCACAGACAGCAAACGGAAGTATGGCAGTTGCAAGATACACATTAGCTGTTGACAGAGCTTTTAAGAAAGAGGGCGAACAATCAACAGACTTTATTAACTGCATTGCATTTGGCAAGAACGGAGAGTTTGCAGAGAAATATTTGCACCAGGGAACTAAGATTATTGTTGAGGGCAGATGGCAGACAGGCAACTATACCAACAAGGACGGACAGAAAGTTTACACAAATGATTGTGTTGTTGAAAGGCACGAGTTCTGCGAAAGCCGTACTAATCAGCAGAGTGGCAATAATGGAATTATGGGCGGCAACAGCAGTAATGATAGCTTTATGGCTATTCCAGATGGGGTAGCGGATGAGGGATTGCCATTCAATTAGAATAAGGAATACAGCAATGAGTGATAATCATGTTTATTTAAGAAAGGAATAACGAATCCTCGGCAAACCGAGGTTGCTAAGCACAGGATTTGTAGCGTGGTGTTATGAAAAAAGATTATAAGGTGTGTTGGTTATCTGCAGGAGTTTCAAGCTTTATTGCAGGATATTTGAACGATACAGCCATATTCACAAATGAAGAAGGAAAGGAATACAGGAGAACTCTGATTGATGAATGGATATATATTGATATAAAGGACCAGCACCCTGATAGTATGCGATTTATAAGGGATTGTGAAAAAATAATAGGTAAGAAAGTAACGATTCTTAAATCTGACAGGTTTAATTGCGTCGAAGATGTGGTTAGGAAGTACAGATATGTAAATGGCACACATGGGGCGGCTTGTACAGGAATGTTGAAGAAAGCTGTCAGAAAGAAGTGGGAAAATGAACATCTTGACTATGATTTGATATATGTTTGGGGTATGGATAATTCAGAACAAAGACGAGCAGATGGACTTGTAAAGAACTTTCCAGAATTTAAGCATGAATTTCCTTTAATTGACTCACAATTATCTAAACAAGATTGCCATGCAATAGCTAATAGATTGGGCTTGAAAAGACCGGCTATGTATGACTTGGGATATTCTAATAATAATTGTATCGGTTGTGTTAAAGGTGGCATGGGTTACTGGAATAAAATCCGTAAAGACTTTCCCAAAGTATTTGAAAGCAGGGCAAAACTAGAAAGGGAAATAGGTCATAGCTGCTTAAACGGCGTGTTCTTAGATGAATTAGACCCAAACAGAGGAAAAATGGAAGATGAAATATCTACAGATTGTGGGATTATGTGTTATTTAAATTTAAGGGAGTGATTAAAGACGGATTACAAGAAATTAAGACAGGCAAAAGTCATAGAATCAGAAAATCGAAAGCGACTTCTAAAGATAAATCCAAAGCTGAATGACAGGAGTGGAATATACTTCTTGCTCCGAGAAGATGAAAACGGATTTAAGTACGCTTATATCGGACAGGCGGTACATACACTTAGCAGATTGGCAAGCCACCTTGTAGGTTATGAACAGCACATAGATTTGAGCCTACGCAAACATAAGCTATATTCAGAGGATAATCCGTATGGTTGGAGAGTAGAATTTCTGAATTTTCCCGAAAGTCAGCTTGACGAAAAGGAAAAGTATTACATCAAGCTGTATGCCGATAATGGTTATCAGCTTAGAAATGTTAGCATTGGTGGACAGGGTGGAAATCGTGATAGTGGCTCAATAGGCGAGAGAAAAGCACCTAAAGGCTATTTACAAGGCATACAACAGGGCAGAAAGAACCTTGCAAGGGAATTATCTAATATAGCAGAAAAGCACCTTAAAATCGAAATCAGAGCGGATAAGGCTAACAATAAGGTATCACAGAAGCAGTATGAGAAGTTTATGGATTTATTGAAAGTAGGTGAAAGCGAATGACGAGTGTAGAAGAATATTTATCTAAAGCGAATGATGAGTATAAAAAGGGCGAAGAATATAAAGAACTTGCCAATAAACACTTTAATAATTATGCAGAACTTATGGCAATATACAGAATAGAAAGCGTAAACAGAGTTCTTGACTTTATAAGAGATGAATATAGGGTAGGAAGAATTTGCGACCTTGAAGTATTATTATGCCATTGCCAAAACAAGCTGAATGGCAATATTGACGGAACAGAATTAGACCTTGACGAGCATTTAAGAGGTGTTCCTTTTTTGAAAGCGGGTGAAAGTAATGCTGATACCAACAGTTAAAGCTAAAGAGTTTGAGAAGTTCGGCTTCAAAAAATGCAAGGGCGAATATGGTAAGCATGGTTGTTATTATCTTTGCATTGCCAATGGCGTAAAAATGCTTCTTGTAAGCAATGTGTATTTTGGAGTTAATGACTGGGATGATAATGACCCAAGAATCCACAAAGACGCTAATTGCAGATACAGAGACAACAGAACTTACCTTGATATTATCTACGAGTTAATCATGGCAGATATGCTTAAAAGTGATTGTACGAAAGTGGGTGGTAACGATGAAGATTGAAACTACTGATATTGAAGTTCAGGATTATGTCAAGAAGCTCGTGAACGTAGTCGCTAAGACAATGGTTGATTCATTTGAAAATCTCACTATCGAAGATGTAAATATGTTTAAGTTGGGCTACAACAAGGCTATTGATGATTGCATTGAAGAACTTAAAAAGCGAAGAGATACATGCTATATGAAAGTAAATTGTGATGATGTAGAACTTAAAATGCTGGCAGAAAAGTTGAAAGGAGCAAAACAGAATGAAGATTTTAAGTAAGAAGAAATGTGAAGAAATCTTAAAAAGAATTACTGCAAATGAAATTATTCAGATAGAGTACGGACTGCACGATATGGAAGCGGAAACAAAAGCGACAGAAAATAGAGCAGAAATAGCTTTTATTGTCGGTGACATTAAGGGAATGAATAAGGTACAGAACGCATTAAGAAAAAGGTATAACAATAAATAAAAAATCAAAGAAAGGAATAGGTTGTCGCGACATAAAACCGAGGTTTCCTTTTGGTATATTTTATGAATTTTGAAAATTATTCTTGTGATAATCAAATGAGCATATTTGACTTCACGAGAGAGCCAATCAGTATAACAAAGCCTATCCGATTGATAGAATTATTCGCCGGATATGGTTCGCAGGCTATGGCACTAAAGAGAATAGGTGCAAAATTTGAGCATTACAGGGTTGTAGAGTTTGATAAGTATGCCATAGCAAGTTATAACGCAGTACACGGAACGGACTTTCCAACTATGGATATAACAAAGGCACACGCTGATGACTTAAATATTGTTGATGCAGACAAGTATTGTTATATGATGACTTACTCATTTCCTTGCACAGACCTGTCTGTCGCCGGAAAGCAAATGGGAATGAGTAAAGGTAGTGGAACAAGAAGCGGTCTGTTATGGGAAGTTGAGAGGATTTTAACCGAAATCAGAGATGGCAATGGAGAACTGCCACAAATACTGTTTATGGAGAATGTACCGCAAGTACACGGCAAGAAAAACATCAATGATTTTGAGAAGTGGTTGGGATTCTTAGAGAGTTTAGGGTACACAAATTATTGGCAAGATTTGAATGCTAAGAATTATGGAGTAGCACAGAACAGAAACAGGTGTTTTATGTTTTCGTTCCTTGGCAATTACTCATACGACTTTCCAAAACCGATACCACTTGAAAAGAAGTTGAAAGACTATCTTGAGGATAATGTAGATGAAAAGTATTACATCAACAATGAAAAAGCTGACAAGCTGATAAAACAGCTTATTGACAATGGCACATTACCACAACATAATCTTGACAGACAGACAGACAGACAGACAGACAGACAGACAGACAGACAGACAGAC